CCCCACAACGCTTAGGTCAGACTGTTTTCAAGACAGTTGCCGCTACCCAAAATCTTTCGGCTTATCCTTCCTTAATTTAAGAGGAGGAATCCGAACTATCGTGTTCTCGTTCACGGAGTTTGCCTCGTGGCGCAGTATATGTTGTAATATAATTTCGCATCGTTACTCTCCGTAAGTTAAGTGTTGTATATAAGCATGACCTAGTATGGTGTCAACATCTAATTTGGTGCAGGGGGATGGAATCGAACCACCGACCATCGGGCTTCAACCGACTGCTCTACCAACTGAGCTACCCCTGCGTACTCAATGGTGGAATCGAACCACCGTCTCCTGTGTGTAAAACAGGCGCTAATCCCCTCAGCTAATCGAGCTTCTATTTGGTACTCCCGACCAGATTCGAACTGATACGCACTAGGCAGCAGATTTTAAGTCTGCCGTGTCTACCCTTCCACCACGAGAGCATATTTGGTGCGCTCCGAGAGACTCGAACTCTCACTCCCGAAGGAACTGGATTCTAAATCCAGCGTGTCTACCAATTCCACCACGAGCGCGTTATTCTTATGTAAGGCAGTCGAACATCCATTCTCTTAGCTCCCTCGGCTTCGCCTTTGGCACAGGGAGTACCTTCCTATTTGGTGCTCTCACTAGGAATCGAACCTAGTTCACCTGCTTACAAGACAGGCGCATCGCCAGCAATGCTTTAAGAGCAATTTGGTAGCAGAGGTCGGACTTGCACCGACACCCTCTCACTTATCAGGTGAGCGCTCCACTATTTGAGCCACTCTGCATCAATTTGGTTGCGGGAGTGGGACTCGAACCCACGACCTTCTGCTTATGAGGCAGACGAGCTAACCATCTGCTCTATCCCGCAATAATTCTTTGGTGGAGGCGGTCAGAATCGAACTGACTTCTGCTACCGTGCAAGGGTAGTTGGCTCCATAGCTCTCGCCCCCAAATAATTATAAATATTCACAATGTCAAACAGCAAGAGGCCCGAAGTATTAGTTCGGGCCTCTTATATTCTAAAATGTATTTCTACTATCTATCAGAATTGAGTCCCTGTACCCTGCACAATATCAAACGCACGTAATCCACCTAGTGTGGCTGCGAGTGAACGTGTTAAGCTGGTCATATAGATAGTTGAAGTCATTTCATCCTCTTTTAATTCTTGATTGTGTCTTTACGAAATTCCCTAGAGACTGTCAACAGGTTTTTTAAAGAACCTGTATTTTATTATCAACCCCATATAAATCATTTGAACAAATATCATCAACAGTGTTGCGATTAGGGATGCTGTCTGGTCTAAGGAACTATAGTAGAAAAGGTTCCACCATCCCCACAAGAAGAAGAAAGAGGCACTAAGCCAGTGTACTCCTGCTGCGGACTTGTTCCTATAACATTCGTAGGCACTGAGAGCTACTGCTCCTGTGCCTACGAACTCAAACACACTATTGATTAGGTCAGGGTTCAACCTTTAGGAGGTTGAAGTCTTCCAACCACCTTTGGAGCAGGGCCACCCTTCTTGTTTTTCTTAGTGGTTGCCAGTTTAATTTTACTCTTAGAAATAACTTCAACACGGTTTTCATCAAACCATCCTGCATCATTCATTTTACCGTCTGATGCGTCTGGAGTGATAACATACTGGTCACACCCTGTAAGATAGCTTGCCTTTCCTGTTACTGTACCTTCGAAGCCAGTAACAATGTCTTTGGCTCTATCGCCTAAGTTAATACGTGCCATTACTCAATCTCTCCACGTCCTGATGCTTGAGAACTTGAGTTCTCTGAACGCTCTGCTTTCTGCATAGCATCCATTTCCTTCTTCTTGTTACGTGGGCCACGAGCTTTCTTCTCGTTAAACTTATCAGGGAAGCGCTCTTTAAGCTTGGCGATGTTACCATTCATTGAGGCTCCGAAGTCTGTTCCAGCTTCACGTAAGATACAGGCGATGTACCAGAGAACGTCTCCACTTTCCTCGCGAAGATTTACTTCATCAAGAGGTGTACCATTTTCAAGATGGTCTAGGAAGACTTCTGCTAGTTCCTGTGACTCCGTAACTACCCCTAGAATACCATGTGTATATCCTCTTGGAGTATCTACTTGGTCTTTAGGAGTATTCTTCACGTAGAAAATGTCTCTCTTAATAGCATCTAGTTCTGCCATAGACGTAAGATACCTGCGTAGGGCATTGATTAGTCGTGTGCGAGTTGCTTCTGAAAAGTTATAGTTTCCGTGTGCGTCAGTCTTTGCTGACTCTTTTAGATATGTCTTGTTATCCATTTGGTTGTACCTCGATTGTTAAGTCTTCCACAGCATCCATGTTAACATAGGTGCTTGTTCTGTTTGATTGTTGCACAATCATATAATTGTCATAAGGGACAACAGCAGGTGTGTGCGTGTTCTCTTTATGGTCAAAGGTTCCTCTGTGGTCTGTCACGGTTGACAGTACGTCAGTAAAGGTTCTTGTGCGTCCTGATTTGTATTCAATCTCTACCACAAATAATGTAGGAGCAACTGGTTTTGGTTGGTGCTCGATAACTTGTGGTTCTTTTTTCTTTTTCTTAGCCATTGATGAAATCCTCTATGATAAGTTTAATTTCCTGCTTGTAGTCTCCAATATCAGAGTTAACTACATCTTCTGTACTTACACCAAGGTCTGTTAAGTCGATGTAACTACGACTATCACCCTCGAAAGTACAACCATCCCTATGAACGCAGATAAGTTTAACATTCTCTGCTCCAAAGTGTCCTACGATTGCTTCGGCTTCTTCTCTGAAACCAGAGTCGGTTACGATGAAAGGCATAGGCTCGGCCTGTGCTTTCTCTCTTGCTTCCTCGTAAGTTTCAATCCAACGAATCAATAGCTTACCAAAGACCATCTTGTCACCTGTGAAAGGTTTCATAAACATTTCAGAGTAGGCGATGTAGGCTTCTCTTGGGGTCTTACCAAAGAACAACACGTTGGGTTCGTCCTTAACAGCTTCAAACACATCCATTGGATAGTCTTTAGGGTCTAAGCCAAAGGCTGCGTGAGTCCCTTCCTTAACAGCTTGGGCAAACTTACAACGCACACCATCAGGGTACGCTTCGTAGGCTGTGTCCTTACCTGCCCTTGGTGGGCCATTCACTAAAATAATTTTAGGCTGCATGTTTGTTCTTTAACTCCAGTTTGTTAGCCAGTGCGTACCATTCGTTCGCAGCGGTCTGATTGTCCCACAATTCACAACGAATCATAGTTCTATCAAAACCTGTTTCGTAGCATAGGGGGTCAACTTCTCTTAACCATTCCTGTCTATCATCAAATAGGCAGATGGATTCGTTTCGGCAGATTCTTTTATCAGCCTCTTTAATCAGGGTGAAATCACCTCCAAGATTAAAGGCTTCTATCACGACTGCTTGTCCTTTCTCTTCCCACTCGTGCACTTTTGGCAGATGGTTTTTATGAGGAGTAGGAATGTCACCACCAATGAATGGTTCTAGGGCATCGTGGAGTAGGAACAGCTTAGCTAAGTCTTTCCTTCCTTCGTGCATATAATATCTAGCCCCAAGTACACTGTGTTCAGCTACGCTGTAATGTGTTAGGTTCAACTCGTAAGGAGCTAAGCCTTTCTTAGGGAAAGGACTTGCACCATAATAAGCTTCATTGATTTTAGTCTTTCCTAAATGTCCACCCCACCTACAGGTGTTGGCGAGACTGATAGCCATATTCTCCAAGGTGAAGATTTCTGGCTGTGGGTCGTCGGCATTATAATATTGCCCATCGGCAACCATAATGATTGGTGGTCTTGTATTCATTTCCTTGTTCCTTTCTTAGACTGACACTTCACCTTTGATTGAGGGCCAGCTTGTGTAGCCTTTAATCTCAATATCATCAAATGTAAAGTCGTCAATTTCCTTTACATCAGGATTTAATAGAAGCGTAGGCTTCATGTAAGGCTTCCGTGTTAGCTGTTCGGTCACCTGTTCCTGATGATTGTTGTAAATGTGAACGTCTCCAAATGTGTGGATAAATTCATCTGCTTTTAATCCTGTAACCTGCGCTACCATACCTAGTAATAGAGCATAGGATGCAACATTGAATGGTACGCCTAAGAATACGTCAGCACTACGCTGGTATAACTGGAGGTGTAACTTATCCCCATACACCTTGAATTGCATCAAGCAGTGACAAGGTGGTAGAGCCATGTCTTGAATCTGCGGTACATTCCATGCACTAATGATGTGACGACGACCATTAGGATTAGTCCTAATTCCTTCAATCACTTGTGCTAGTTGGTCTGTCTTTTCCAAGTAAGGTCTCGACTCTTTACCATTTCTCATATCTCCTTGGAGATAATCGTTACGCTCTCTAGCCCCAAGGTAACCTCGCCACTGCGCTCCATACACAGGGCCAAGGTCTCCGTTCTCGTCTGCCCACTCATTCCAAATATTCACATTATTATCAGTGAGATACTTAGTGTTAGTGGAACCACTAATGAACCATAGGAGTTCATGGATGATAGCTCTGGTGTATAGCTTCTTAGTGGTTAATAAAGGGAAACCATCTTTCATGTCGAAACGTAGCTGGCGACCAAAGACAGACTGTGTGCCTGTCCCTGTTCGGTCTCCAGTGAAAACGCCGTTGTCTTGAATATCTTTTAATAGATTAAGATATTGTTGCATCATTCACTCCCTCAAAATATGGTTTCCGTTTCTTATCAATTCGTGTGCGTGGGATTCTATAAAGAAGTTGATAAAAACCATCACGGCCTGTTACCATTTCTACTTTACCAGCATCGTAATCCTTACGGGTGTTCTCGATAACAACATCATCCATAGCTGGCCACTCTTGGTCAATGTAACGTCTACTGATGATATACTTTCTCATAGAGACTTTACCATAACCATCCTCACTAACGACATACCTGCCATTGGTAATAATATCGAAGTTACGAACCGTGGTTGCGGAAATCTTTAACTTCCGAGCTACGTGTAGGTAGTCCTTACCTCTGATTAAGAGGGTTTGTAGTTCTTCTCTCTGCTTTGGCAGGAGAGCATCTACATTTGCTTTTGCTTGTTGTACGTTCACGTTAACTCCACGTAATTATCTGCTTCAAGTTTCTTATGACTGATAATAATGATTTGTTTAATCTTACCAGTCAATTTGCGGAGACACTTAGCTGTGTAATCCGCTCTTTCCTTATCCATTGCGGCATCAATTTCATCTGCCATTAGGACAGAGAAAACAGAGTTCGTTAGCGTCTGCCCAAGGGCTAAACGGATAGCTAAGTTGGCAACAGCTTTCGCTGAACCAGAGAGTGCTTCCATTGGTTGTCCATCGACTACAATGTCAAAGTTCTCACTAATAACTACAGAGCTACGTGAACCATCGGTCATTTGAGACAGATAGGCAGAAGCCACTTTGTTCAAACTTGGAACAAGGTAAGACTTAATGCTCGTCTTTAGATTTCTCAAACCGACAATGGCAGTATCGTAATTCTCTACTTCCGCTCGGAGCGTTTCCACCTTTTCCAACTGGGTGTCATACGCCTTTTTATAGGTATCATACTGCCTGATAAGTTGTGCTGCTGTCAAGGTCTCATTGTACTTTTTCTCATATTCTCTGAAATCTCCAGAGTATTTGATTAAGTTCATCTGTTCCTGTTCTAGCTTCTGTCTACGCTTCTCTGATACTTCATTAGCCTTGAGAGCCATATCATAAACAATCAAAGCCTGTTTATAAGTGTCAGCACCTTTCTTAGCTGCTACAATAGCTTCTGCGCTAGCACCATCAAGGTAATCGTTCAGAGTTACCTCTGCTTTAACGGCTGCTTCGTTAGCTTCCACCCATTGGTTAAACTGTTGCTGCTGTTCTCTTAGAGCTACGCATTGTTTAGAGCTTAGCTTAGGCTGTTCAAAACCAGAGGGGTTGAATGTGTGCTCACACTCTGGACACTCTACGTTCTCACAAGCCTCGTAGGACAGAGCCTGTGTGTAGGCTTCCCTAATCTCGTCTAAGGTCATACCTGTATCGTCTACATCTGGCATACGATTAAGGTACTTAACCGCTACATCGTGAGCCAGCATGCGTTGATGATATTCAGAGAACATTTCAGCTAAACCCCAATCATAAGAAGGTTCTGGTTTCTCTGGTTGACTAACACCAAGACCAAGTAGTTCATTATCAATGGCTAATCCTCGGATATAATCCTGTTTAACCTTTGGGAAGTCTACGATTTCGTCTTCTGTTAGTGTTAGTGAAACACTGGGTTTCTCTGGCTCAATCAGATTAGACTCAAGAGTAGCTAGAGCCACCTTAGAAGCCTTGCGTGTCTCCACTAGGTCTTTGATTGTACTATCTATAACACCTAAGCCAATTAGATTATCAACCAAAGCTTTACGCCTTGCTGGTTGCATCTTACCTAGTGCCTCTACTTCACCTTGCAATACAGCATTGGCTAGGTCGAACACTTCCATGTCATATCCGAATAGAGTTTCAATCTTATCGTTAACTGGACTTGTTCCTGTAGCCATAGGTGTGTCACCTTGGTAAATTGTTGCATCACTTTTGGTTCTATGGATTCTATAATCCACTCCTTTCAGTTGGAACTCTACGTCTACAACCAGCTTCTTATAGTCGCTGACCTTACCTCGTAGGGCTTTTCTTCCCCATAAGGCAAACCGTAGGTACTCGGCTCTAAGGCTCTTACCTTTTTCGTTTGCACCGTAGATTAAAGTCATACCCTTTTTGAAGGTATGACTATCTTTAAAGTTTCCACTGTGTCCTTTGCGAGGATTCTTAAATTGAACCTCAAACTTTAGTGTTTGGAACATATTATAATTTGTCCTTGATGGACTCCCAAATTTCTGTGTTTAAAGGGTCAGCAACTCCAGTCATAGCTGTGTCGTACAGGGTTTTTAATTCAAAATCCTCTGGCTTAACCTCTCCTACTTCTTCTGTTCCTTTTTCGCTTACTCGTTTTACTTTAAATTGTAGACATTTGATTGGGTCTGGAGCTTCATCATCTGGTTTCAATAAAACTCTCACGGACTTACCTCCGAGTGTTTTAGTATCTACCTTGTTGAATTGCTCCAAGGTTAAGGTTACAAACATATCTCCTGTCTTATCCTCTGCAAAATTCAGAGGCATCATAGAGCCTGTGTTGATTACTTTGAGACCTTCTATTGGTTCTAGTTCTCCTGCTACGTGAACGTGGCCGTTGAGGACTACATCAGTTAGTTTAGCTAAACCTTTGAAATCCATCAGGTTTTGAGGGTCATGGTCTGAACCATAAGTGCTAACATCATTGTGAGTTAACACGTACTCTAGCACACACGGCCAGTTGGCTGCTTCCATATAACCAATCAGGTTTGATACCATTTCTTCTGGTGAGTGGAAAGGATGCCAAGGTACGATACCAATTTTACCAATAACCTCTACATCGTCTCCCATCACCTTAACATTAACTAGACCTGCTCGGTCTGACATTTCTTTGAACACAGCCCATGAGGATTTCAGAGACGTGTTACGAGACTCGTCGTGATTACCTCTGTTGAAGATATACATAGTCTTGGGGTTAGCCAATGCTGCTGTCATTAAGGTCTGCCATGCAAACAGGATTACATCATTAGGAACATCAAACTCGTCAAACAGGTCACCCATCATACAGATGTAGTTCATGTCTGGCGTGTTCAATAGTTCTGTGTATCTATCTCTTAGCTGTTGTTCCCTGATGCCCCTGAACTCAAGAGGTACATTCGTAGTGAATGTACGCCCTAAGTGTGGGTCACCAATGGTTAGCAGTTTACCACCATTAGTAAGTTCGTGCGTGTTTTTCATGTGCAAGTAACTCCGAAATCTGGTTAATCACATCGCTCAATGCGTTATGTGCTCCACCAATATCCTTATAGGGAACTTCTGAATCAGGAGGTCTGTCCTTTGGATGGTACATACCTGTAATAACGCTGTTCATATCTTTAGCCATTCTATAATGGAATGGCATAGGGATTTGAAGTTCTTCGTAGTAGGACTGAATCCAAACGAAATCAAAGTGTGTAGGTTTACCCCAAAAGTGTAGCGTGTTCTGTGGGTAGCACCAGTCTGCGAAGGCATCCATTACTAGCTTAGCGTCAAGAGGATTCTCAAACACACCTTCTCTAATGGCTGCGTCTTGTTTAGACCACCACTCCATTGTATTAGGGTCTTGTACCCTTCCTTCTAGTGGTTTGATGTTAGCGATGAATACATCATCACCAATCTGACCTGTCTTGAAATTGAATTTCTTAGCAGCGAGTTGAACCATGCTATTCTTACGAGCGTCAAGCCCGTCTGTTTCAATATCAATCATAATGTCGGTCATGCCACCATGTTTATTGAATGTGTCTGGATTTAATCCGTGTCTTGCCATTATTTAAAGTACCTTTTAATATCTACCAGCTTCTTCAACTGATAGGGTTGTAAGTCTTTCCAAGGGAGAGACTTCCTAGTCGTTGTTTCAAGGATAACCTTGGCAGGAACACAGTGCCATTGTCCTTGATGATGAATAACGAAGAAGTATAATCCCTTTGCAGCCACTTGTCTCTTAGCCGTATTCATTTGGCTCGTTGTGATGTTGCCGAAGGGGAACGACGTCTTGTTGTTACAGTCCTTTACCTCTGTGTAGGCAGTGACACCGTTGAGTGTCACCATAAAGTCTGCGGGTTGAGCCTCGACTATAACGACAGTCTTCTTACGTCCTGTCCTACGTCCACGCCCATTGGCTTTAGCAGTTGCATCTGCCGTGTCTGTAAATCTTTCGATAAAGACTGCCTTTTTAAAGGCAGTCTCTAGCGTTGTTTGGAATAGAGTTTCAACCTCTTTACCTTTATTGTTTGGTTTCATATTTGTACGCCCTGTACAAAGGACATACGATGAAGCCGAGGTACGATGCTGATACTATAGCGACCACATCTAGGAACTCATGGTCGAAGAATGCACCAAAACATAAGCTCCAGAACAAACAAACAAAACTAAAGATAGCTGTCCATGTGTAACCTAGTAAGGTCATTTTATTTTCCTTTCATCAGGTAGTCTACGACTGCCTTAGTTTCTTCCTCGGTTGCTCTACCCTCTTCCTCTGTGGTTACACAGAACTCAAGTGGCAACTCGTCCAATTCGATTTGCCCGAATGGGGCGTTCTCTTTATCGTATGGACGGAAAGTATTACCTATTGATGCTGTACAGTCAAGCACCAAATTAGAAATAATATCAGGGTGAGTTGTCATACACTGTCTCGCGACTGCTAGGAACTGCAACACATCTTCATTGTGTACAGACCAAACAAGCTCGTCGTGAATAGGCATCATAAACCTAACTCTTAATCCACGCTTCTTACACTCTTTAACGATGCGTTCTGCGCTTCTCTTAGCTAGGGTAGCACAGCTACCTTGGATTAAAGCATTAACAGCTTGGTTACCAGAGCGCTTCTGAATCTTGCGAATGACTTGCTCACCAAAGGCTTTCACTGCTGGGTGTCCTGCAAAGAATGATTGCATCAATCTCTTCCACTCTGCTGTGGACTCGAAGCGTACACGTCTTGTACCATCGGGTAGCTCGATGTGTCCGTTCAAAGCTGCGTCCATGATTACACCTTTTCTCCATGCCTCTGCGACATGGAACTTGTCAGCGTATCTTTGTGCAAGCTCTTTAGCATCCTCGAAGGATAGTTTTAACTTAGTAGCAAGTGTCCATAGGCCACCAGAGTACCAGTATTCGAAGTTGGAACCTTTACCTAGCTCGTTACGGTGTTTCTTGTATAGCTTCTTCTCAAGAGCCTTGAACTGTTCAAGAGTGTATGGAACCTTATCCATTTTAGCCGCTAGAGGTGCGGCTGCAACAGAGTGTAGGTCTTCATAAGGCACACTACTGTAGCAAGCAGCAAATTCAGGGTCTCCTGAAAGCTCACCAATCAAAACCAGTTCGACTTGTGACCAGTCTAGTGAAATGATTACATGCTCTGGTTCATCTGGAAGGTAGAAGCCTCTGATGTACACAGACTCCCCTCTCTTAGCCAGTTGCATACCGTTAGGGTCTTTCATTGCAAGGCGTCTTGTAGCCAATTCTGACGACACTACAGGGTGAATCTTACCTGTGGTCGGGTTGATAAGAGCAGAGTACGGCGTCAGGTATAGAGACACAGCCTGTTCCACCCTACTCAAGCTCGTTAGAGTCTTGATAACTGGAACATCTTTGTTCGCGTCAGCTAGGTTACGACGAGCATCTTTGTCTGCTGTCAACTTACCTTGGTTATACTGTGGCTTCAACTGTAGAAGGTCATACAACACTGTCTGCATTGTGACGTAGTAGTTGAGGTTGACTGACTTAGATTCCTTGTCACCTTTCTCTTGAGACCATGCCTTTGTAATAGCTGACTTCACTTGTCTTACCATAGTGTAATCGTCGTCGCTGTCAGGTAGATTAGAGAAGTCTATAATAGCCTGACGGTATTTGTCAGAGTTGTTACGATAGATTTTGTTATGCTTCAACATTGCCTCATTGTATTCATCAGGAAACGGAAGTGCTCCCTTAATGGCTACCTTGAGGTCTCTTAGGATTTGAGCCATAGCTTTACGCTCTCTCTGGATGCTTGAAGCAACTGCCTCTTGGTCAATCTGCATACCGTTAGCCCACATTTGGCTGTAGTGTTGAGCCATAGGGTTCTCTTGAGTATAGAAAGTTTGTAGAGCCTTCGGGTTTGAGTTCAGCATGTAGTTAAACAAGTGGTCGTAGATTTTCACAGCCCAAAACGCATCATCAGCACCGTATGAGCATGTTTGCTCACCTGTTAGCTCTCCCATATGAGCAGCGTTACCAGCTTCTAGCGTCTCTTTGAAGGTCTGCATCTTGTGTCCGAAGAACCTCTCTACCATTCTCTTTAAGCCATAGGTAAAGGTAATGTTATTCACCATACCATTATAACTGAAAGTGGAAGTGGAAGTCTTAGAGGCAACCTGTCCGATGATTCTTCTCTGTTCCTCATTGAGATTGTATGTCGGGTAATTACCTTCCGCATCAGGAGTGAAAGCTTCCTTAATATCCTTTAACAGGGGAGCCATTGGTTTCATACGCTGCTCTGTAAAGTCTTCAATCCTGTATTCATCAGGGTTGTAAGCTGTTACGGCCATAATCATGGTACAGATTACGTTATCATTTCGGCACAGGTCATAATCCCACACCATCTTTGTCATGGTTAGTTCGAACACTGAATTGTGGGCAATCAAAAGTTTATCCTCACGAGTCAGCAGGTCAAGTAATGGGATTACTTTCTCAAGTGGGATTCTATTCTCTACATCCTTGTGGAAGATGTTGAAGTAATAGCTCTGACTATTATCTTTAGCATAGATAGAGAAGCCTGTGATTTTAGTTCTGTTAATGTCAAACACTAGCTTTCGCTTAGACTTACAGTATGCTGCCAAAGCATCGTGAGCCTTGTCGAAAGTCTCAAGGTCAAAACCATTTGTGTCGGAAGGTTCAAACTCTTCCATTAACTTGGGTAACATTTCATCTACGTTTCTTGCGTCGATAAGAATGTCTTGTGGTATAATTACTCGTTCCATAATAGGTACTGACTCCTAATCATTTCAATTTCCTGCATATTTTCTGTACCTTTTATCGTGCCTTTATCCAAAACCTCTTGGGGTACAGGTAAGAAGTTAGAGATTTGCCATAGCTTCTTTAGATTATCTAGGTCTGCTGTGATTTTATGGTGTAACTTTTCATCTAATTCACCGACACCTACAGTGGTTGTCTGGTCTGTCAGCATCGCGATGATTTTCCATTTCTGTGCGGAGTCTAACTTCTCCCAAGCCTTCGGCCCGAACAGGCGAAGCCCTTTAACATTATCAGACGACTTACCAACCAGAGTCTTGTAAAGTTTAAGATGGTCTGGAACAGGTTTAGTGTAGAGAGTTGGGATTCCAAATCCAGCCAAGTCAATATCGTTTGAGTGGATGTAGGTCACGTTATCTTTACCTAACAGGTCTACCATGTGGGCAATTACATCATCAGCCTCGAAACCGTCTACCCTTACCTGAATACATTCAAGGTTCTCACAAATTCTTCTGGCAATATCCATTGACTCATAAGTTATAGGGTCTTTTGGTTTACTGTTTCTATTGACCTTGTACTGTGGATAGATTTTACGTCTCTCTGCTAGAGCATTGTAACCATCCCAAACTATGATAGGGTATTGCGCTCCGTGTACAGCGTACATGAATGATTTGAGGGGGTAGGGGTCGGTGTGCACAAGTCTGTGCATCAGGTTGTTACCATCTATGATTTGGTATTGCATAAATTCTCCACGAAAGTTTCTATCTCAACTGCTTCTGATACTCCCCTGCCCGTTGTATCAACGTGACTCAAAGGAAAAATTTTACCTTTGAAAACATGGAGGTGGTTACACCCATCTGCATAAGCCAGAGCGTATTTCTTACAGTTTGTAATCAGTATCTCGTCACCATTCAGGAACACTTGGTAAACAACGGGAGTTCCGAAAGGTACGTTTTCTGGATGGTAAAACACTCTTGCTTTACCATCCATTTTCTTACGCAGTCTGTCTGTTATTAATACATCACTAGACCGCATCGCACTTCTCCAAGAACCATTCTCTAGCTCTTTTGGACAAGATACCTGCCCATAGTCTCCATTCAATCTGGAGTTCTTCGCGCTCATTAGAAGACTCTTTCTGAATATCCTGCATCACCCATGATAGGAACGGGCCTGTGTTCTTTTTCTCGAAGTCTAAGTTCTTCTCGAAGATAGCTTGGTTGAAACGTCCCTCTGTCAGGAAAGCCTCTGCTAGGTCATGGTACTCTTGACCAGCACGTCTCTGAACCTTTGCAATCTTTGCTTCGTCGTTAACAGTGTGCTTGGAACCCTTAACCTTGAACCACCAGCCTGACTCTTCAAGCTCGTCTAGGCAGTAGCCTACGAGTCCTTCCCCCACAGCCTCAATTCCGTATAGGTCTTTTATATAGGGGTCAACTTCATCAATCTTAGCAACTTCCTCATTCAGGTAAGTTGCTACAACTTCTGGAGTATTGAAAGAGTTGCCGAAGTCAAGCTTAACAGGCTCTTTAAACCATGGTAGAATGTACAAACCTTCTGCGGCTGGAACATATTGTTCAATCACACTAGGCTCTACGATATATCTCTTGCTACCGCCAGCAGCCATAATACAGATTGCGAATACATAGAAAGCTTTAGGTGCTTTTGATACTGCTACGCTCTTTTGTACTCCCTCTCCAGCCCACTCTCCATAGATGATGATAGTGTTGGTGGTAGTGACAGACAAACGACGAGCGATTTCGAAGTGGCTCTTATGTAGGTCAACCCAATTAGCAAAACCATAGTTGTCCTTACCTACAGAAATGTCCCGTCCTCTTGACTGAACTTTAATCTCTCCGTCTCTAATACGAACTCCTGCATTAGTTCCATGCAGTTTAATCTTAGTACCAAAAGTAGCTGTCTCTGTTTTACTTCTGAACCTATCTCTGAATTTAATCATGTTAGCAAAGCTACCGATAGATGGGAATTTAATGTGTCCTTTTGACATAGCAACGTCCTTTCATATTTTTAAAAATTTTTTCTATCCAAATTTATACCCACGGCGCGTAACGCCGTGGGCTTCTTTAGCGATTGGAGGCGCTATTTATTCTTCGTTGTAGGCTCCTAGAATCTTGTAGGTATGTACCGCCCACTTATGACCCTTAGAGTTACTGATAACCTCGATACCGATTTCCACTTCTACAGCTTCATCTGTACCATAACCTGCTGCTCCGATTGCTTTAATCAAAGAGTTAAGAGGTTTGCCTTGAGTCTTAGATGTACCGTAGCCGATTGTATCACCAGCTTTAGCTCCACCTGCATCATCAAGAAGTTGTCCTTGAACATTTACAGAGCTATAATCTTTAAGATTAGCATTACCTGTTGCACGTCGTCCTTGGTCAACAACAGCACTCCATAGCTGACCATCAGTGGCGTAAACACCATCGAAAGTCGTGCAGTAAGTAGCTGGATTGCCGTAGTTCAAACGCTTACAAGCTGTAAAGTCGTCTAGGATAAATGCTACTCGGAGAGTCGCACCAGCATAACCGTCAACTGCTTGGTCTCGTAGATTAAAACCATCCACATCAATCTTTAGCCAAGCGTCAACATCTGGTGTTTCACGTTGGAAATCATCAAGTGTTAGTGCTGTAGCAGGTTTTGCTGGCGCTGTTGCGACAGCCGTATTACCTTCGATTACTGTGGGGGCGTTTTCTGCGGCCTCTTTAGCGGCGGCGATTGCTTTATCCATTGCGTTTTGTTCTGACATATTTTTCTCCATTTTGTTTGTATATGTTACTTTTTCTGTTTCGTCCTTGTTAAGACGAGTCTCACTTACTAGCTGTGAGTAGCCTTGTCAATAGCATGACGTAAAAATAATTCACGATATGTACTATCAACTTTATTGGCAGTTCGAGACTTATCATCAATGATGCAGCAAACTTTACGCTCAACTGTGTCAGGATAGAATAGAATCGTTACCAATAACTTGGTTCCTCGCTTCCCACGAATAGCTCGTTTGAAAGCTTGGGTAAAGTTGGTGTCACTATAATCAAGTGATAAAAATATCACATGGTCTACGTGTGGCCAGTTAAAGCCTACACTAGCAACAGCGGGTGAAGCAACAACTACTTGAAACTTACCTGCTCTAAATTCTGCATCAATGTTTGGGTTCTTAACAGTTCCATTCAATAGTTGTACTGTTATGCCCATATCTTGACACATTTTAGTTACTCTCTCCTGCTCTGCCACGAAAGCAGAGTAGATGATTAGTGGTTTACCATTGCGCTTATGATTAAGCAGATGGTCTTTTAGTGCGGCATCACGACCATTAGGGCCAGTAATACCAAACGTCTCTGGATGTGCTAGTAGTTGTCTACATCGCAGAGCATTAACTCCACCTTCTGTAGCGACTAGGAAATCATCATCCAGTTCTGTCATTCCAGTTTCGTGCATTTCGTCGTAAGCTTTTTGCTGTGAAGCAAATTGCTTACAAGGCTCTGCTGTGATGAATGGGAACTCGTCACCATGAACATCTTCGAAAGTTCTGCGGATAGAATGTCTACCTAGAAGAGTCTTGATTTTATCGTGACCTCTCCATGCAACCACTCCACCATATGTTGGGTCAACTATACCATGTTGGTTTATGAAAGTTGTGTAGCTAGGATAATATTGAGGGGCCACCAATCGAAGTAAGGGATATACCGTATGTAATCCACCATCAATGGGTGACCCCGTCATTGGCATCATATAGGGCATATCTCTCATAGCCCTATACAATTCCATTGTCCTCTCTGCCTCATTAGTCTTGAAACCAAGATGCCACTCGTCAATGGCGTGAGCCTTTAACGTGGGGTGATGTTCTTTAAGAGTTCTCCAGTCGTCGGTGAACCTCTTATAGCCCATGATAAGGACTTTCGCGTCCTTATTTGCCATTTGTCTGGCTCTCTGCTTGGGAGTTCCATCAACAACTTGAATTTCATGGGAAGCAAAGTCTGTGAAATCAAAGAACTCGTTATAATTCTTCTGTAACAGGGACTTAGGGCCAGAAAAGACTCCCTTAATTCCCTTGTATTTCCACAACCACTCGAACCATTTACACGTTACAGGTGTCTTACCAGTCCCAGGGTCACTAAAGTTGCAACCACGAGGGTTATTCATAAACCATGCTAGGTCTTGTATTTGTGAGTCCCATAATTCGTATCGAGGCATTGACTTCCTTTCTATTTTCCGTATAAAAGAGTCAGTCGCGGGATTGCCTTCCCCACTGACAGTCAAAACACTTTAGGAGAAGCATTATGACAAAACATTTAGTATATAAAACCACTAACCTAGTCAATGGTAAATATTACATCGGAGTTCACTCCTGTAAATGTAATCCTTGTCGCTACTTGGGTAGCGGAGTCGCTTTGAAAGCTGCTATTCGTAAATATGGTCGAGATAACTTTAAACGTCAGACGTTGAGGGATTTCTCAAGTAGAGAAGAAGCTCTAGTGTTTGAAAAAGATATTGTTAATTTCAAATCTTCGCAAACTTATAATATGGTTGAAGGCGGATTGGGAGGTCAACACAATCCAGAAACTCTACGTAAAATGAGTGAATCCTTAAAAGGACGTAAACATTCTAAGGAAACTAAATTAAAAATTTCCTCTGCTAACAAAGGTTTGAGGAGAAGTTCTGAGTTTAAAATCCTTATGTCCAGTAAGAAGATGGGAATTAAATTTTCTACTAAGAGAAGTCTTAAACATAAACAAGTTCAAGGTAAACCTTGCTCCGTGGATAAGATAGAGTTTCTTACTATAGCTGATGCTGCTAGACACCTGAAAATTTCCAGCACTTTATTTCGATATAGAGCAAATTCACCTAATTACCCTGATTATCAGTGGCTCTAAGATAATTACTCATGTTAGCTAAGCCTATACGCTTTGCTTCTTTGACCGTTAGGTCTTCTGGTAGTTTAGGTAATCTCTCCATTCGAGAGTTAAAGTAGAAGTCTCCTTGAAAGATTACCTTGCCCGTGAATGTGTCTAGGCCAGATTGGACTTCATTTAAAATCTCTGCCTGTTGCATTGTACAGTTAGGAATAATTAATGTTGTGATATTAGATACAAATAACCTTGCCCTAAGTGTATGCTGATTTAACATCCAAGCAGGTATAATATGCGCCCCGCTAAAGGCTGCAAGTATTCCTATATCTTCATCACGATGTGCGACTGAACCACTTAGTGGTAGTGGAACAGGACTGGCAACCCAAGCTGCTCTATGCTTTGAACCTTTTTTGTCCTTTGTAATTTTATGTCTGTGAGGACATTTTCCGTGACCAAACGTCGTCTCTACTTCAAATGGTTCCTGTTTAGAGAAACCATAAGCGTTGGTTATTGTGTCTTGGACGAGGTATCTTAGGCCGACTTCATCGGAGTGGACACCATAACAGTTGACAGTTGACATTGATAAGCCTCTACTAATTGTCTCAAGCGGGTGTGCTCAAGGGGACATTCTTTCAGATAATTCTTGGTCATTCTAGTGAGACCAATCTCCTGCTTCCTAGCTCGGAGTTGTTTACTCATTCTCCAGTAGCGCTGTGTCCAATAACGCAACGTCCGTGAGGAGTTCTGCGAATATGAGTTCGGAAATTGTGATTTCATCATAACCTTTCTCTAAGTCACTTAGCCTAAAGTGGGACATTCCACAAGCGGCTGCAAATTCTTTTCTACTTAACTTACTCTCTAACCTCTTGTCAATCAGCTTCATGCCGATTGCTCTATGATAGCCGGATAGTGCGTGTTTTTCTTTCTTTGGGCCTTTAATGCCCTGAACGATTGACCTGACAGATTGCTCTGTCAGGCCGAATTTATATGCAATGTACTTCGCATTAAATCCAGTGGTTTCCCACAGTTCTATGACTTGTTGTCTAGTTGAACTTTGTGAAATCATAACCACCGTCTTTGACGAGTACGTTGAAAGTTTTGCCTACTGATTTGGCAGAGATAACTCGGTTGTAAATATCGAGTGGAACTTCTGCGTAGTCATAGACATCTCCGCTATTGAACATAACGCGCAATTTATAGTCGATAGTTCCATCGGCATTTTGACGTGTGATGTATGCGATTGTCTTAATCATGCTTGAGTCTACTTGTACAGGTTTCATGTTATTTTCTCCATTTATGTTTCTGTTTGTGAGCGTTGAAAAGTCGCTCCCCTTTTCTGAAAAATTTTTTCCAGTGTTAGTTTATACCCAATCTACTTCATTGACTTTTCTCCTTGTTTATTTTAAGTTGTTGCCAGTCGTGATGTTGGAGCATCCACTGGCTGTCACTAAAGAGGTAATTCAATGACAAAACACCTAGTATATAAAACCACTAATCTAGTCAATGGCAAATACTACATTGGAGTCCATTCTTGTAACTGCAAAAATTGCAGATATTTAGGTAGTGGAACAGCTTTGAAAGCTGCTATTCGTAAGTATGGTAGACACAAGTTTAAACGTAAGACTTTAAAGCAATTTTCTACCCGCGAACTGGCTTTCGAGTACGAATCACAGATAGTTAATAAGTCTGATTCCATGTCCTATAATTGTGCCAATGGTGGTCAAGGATTTGATTCAGGTAGTAAGGCCCAACCAGTTAATATACTCGGTAGAAATTTTAATAGTATCCATCAAGCATCAGTCGAACTGGGTTTGTGTTTCTCGGCCTGTAAGAAAATTTTACATGGTAATCCTAGAAACTATATTCTCCGTGAAAATAAACCCATTAGAATCCTCAATACAGGAAGATGATGTTTGAGTTTGGTCTATTACTTTAGCCACGTTCTAGTTCTCCTGTTTCTGTGTTGAATACCATTTCAAGCTCCCTAGATGGTCGAGAGTAAGCTATAGGTAGTAGTACAACGGGTTGCGGTCTAAACTTATGCCGCTTTTTTAACAAAGCCTGACGTGTCATTTTTAGCTTGTCCTTTCGCTTTAAGACCTATGACGACACCTTTAGGGTCTAGGAAACGTAGGTCTGTGTCGTCTCCATCTACCACAGGGTAACCAAGCCAAGTCTTTGGTAGCTTATGGAATACCGCAGCTACGTTTGTACCTTGTGCAAGTGTTAGTGCAGAAGAGTTGTCATTGTCCTCAACTGCTGAAAACGTCAGGTGATAGTTGTCTGGTAGGTTTTTACGATTAGGAATTTTAGTATAATCGTAAAATTGAACATCAGGGAACTTCTGAATAATATCGTGACGTTCCCAAAGAATATCAGATGTACCATTAAGTCGAATACAGGGAGTTAAACCCTTTGACTTAGAATACTTGATGAAGTTAGTAATCTCACGTTTTAACTGTACTAGGAAACTCTGACGAGATTTTTCCCACCAAATTGTGCGTAGTGCGCGAGCATCTTGAACAGGGTGAGCATCACCCTTCATCATATGTAGAGCACCACGTCCAGCCGTGTTTAAACACGCGGCTTTACAGCCAGCAGAGGCGAATGGACACAAAGTTTTCTTTGCAACCATGTCGGCAGGGGATAAGTGTAGAATTGCAGTTAAGTAACCTTTCTTGACAGACTTTTCAGTCTTAGGGTTACCACGAGTTAACAGGGGCTTACGCTCACCTGCTTCGAAGCGCCGTAGGGCTTTTTCACGTATATCGTACATAGTATATCTTTCTGTTTCTGTGTTATGTTAAGTGGGTGAGGCAGTAAGACGCTGCCTCACCCTATGTGCGGAAGACCTTCCCGCTAGTCCCAATTTGTGTCGAGTTCGGCTTTCGGGATAGGCTCGAATGCCATTTGCGACGTGAAACGTCCATTTTTGTCGCGCATCTGAACTTTCTTAGTTCGCGCAACAGGAGAGACTTCACTCTCTTGGAAGTTTTCGCCAATCTCGCCAATAACCGTGTATTCGCATACACGCATCTTAGCATCGTTGTAGTCAGTAGGGATAGCGACCACATCGCGAGGATTGACTGAAACAAGCGTTAGCCTGTCATTGCCGTGTTTGAAACTCTTAACGTAGCTTCTACCACACACATGCAATCCAGCAGAACAAGTCCGATTAGGATTTTCGTCTACTTCATCACGAGGCATGGTAACAGTTGTACCGACAGAGTTGTCAATAGACCGTGTGTGCTTATCTTTCCAATCGTGGGTAACGACACGATAAGCTAGGAAGTTTCCTTCTGGAGTAATCGAGAATAGATACTTCTCGATAAATCCATGTAGTTGCTCACGAGAACTGTATGAAGGATTTTCCAAAATCTTGGCTAGGAAGTTTGCAAGGGGCTGGAAGTCTAAACCTTCACGCATCATGCGAACAATCATTTCCGAGATTGAGTTAGTTACGGGTAATCCCTTATAAGAGACAACACCGTCCTCGATAGTTACAGACCCGTTGGATTGGATTGCAACACTTTCTTCGAAGTTGAACAGGCGAACCGCAGTATCAATGTCGTCTGCTTGGATTGCTTGTTTAATCCGAGTGTAGCTGACATGAGTGTTTGGTACTACATGTTGTTCACCGTCCCGTAGGTCGGTGAAGCTTAGTGTATTTCCTGTCCATGTATGTGGGATAGTTGTAATTGTTTTTGTCATTTTGATAGTTCCTTTTTAAGTTGATTGAGGTCAAATCTTCCTCGACCTCCCATGTGTTCCACGACGTAGTAGACTTGAGAATTTACATAGTCAACAGTAATATCCATACCTCGACTCTGTGCTGTTGCTGCGTCTCTTAAAGCCTGATAATCAAGCTCATATGAGTCAGCCAATGCTTGATAAGCATTGTCCTCAAGCCAACCTTCGCGGCCAATCACTTGACGGGAAAATTCCTGTAGTGGTTGGGTGGCTCCTAACTCTGCAATTTGAGAGTTAAGTTTGTTAACCAGATAGCGCATGTCTTCCACAGCTAGGAATACATCACGATTATCTTTAAGCAAAGCGCCAAGAGGTTTATCACGTTTTGTTGTGACCCTCTTCTGTGCAATTTCACTCCATCGTCTGGAGCTAGAGACCAGTTTGTGGTCTTCGAAGTTATCAGACAACATGTCTGCGAGATAAGCTTTCTTCATGCCCAAGTATAGGGCTTGACGTACCAGTCTCTTCTTTTTCTTGACCTTCTTTGGGTCAACTTTCACGTAGTTTTCAAGAGGTTCCCAATCATCTTGGATATAGGGAACATTTTTCTTGTTGACCACGATAATGTTAATAGGTTCTAATAAACCTAATTTTGTGTAGTTCTTTAACTTCTGATAAAGTTCAAGTACATCATCTTCAACACAGAAGTTACTAGCCCGAACATAATACTGCTTACCATCAAAACCACTAATATCTTTGTAGTTACAGAAGCTTCCCCAAAGATTGGAGTGTAGACTTCTGGTGCTACTGATATAATCTATCTGAACATTAGTTGGCTTAACCTTAGCAGATTTAGGCTTAGGCAGAAGCTTACTAGCGTAACGGAAAGCTTTCTTATTGACACCACGGTCAATCTCACGAGCCATAAACTTATCCCATGCTTCGCGTGGGCCAGTTACCAGTTCGATACGAGTAGAGGCATTCTGTAAGTTATAGTCGATAGTTGGGCGAATACCCTTCTTAACATCATTGTAAATAAATACGTGTGTCAGGAAGTCTCTGTGATTAGAGCTAACTTCCGTGTTACCTTTAGACCATGAGAACTTACTATTTGAGTTCCAGCTTGACTCACGACGTGAGTGGAAAGTAAGCTGACGGGAAGAAAGCTGCTTTCCGAAGCTAGGGTCTTTTGGGTCTGTAGAAGCGGATGGGTCGTCAATCATTTTCACGATATTACCGAAGTCGAACTTCATGCGATAAACTTCTTCACCTTTATATTTTAGGTCAAGGTCACGTAATACAGCACCAAACTCGTAAGACGCTGCGGAATACATCTGATTCCAAGCTTTGTAAGCTTGCCAGCGGTTAGCTGAACTCGCAATCTGTGCTTCAAGAGTGGTCACAAGTTCTGTTTTAGCATCTGTCAGAGCTTTTAGTAGACCATCCATAGTTTGGTCACACATATCCAAATTCTCACGAGTTGGCACAGGGATAACCTCACCAATATTGAAGAATAAGTCTAGGCGAGAGTCTAATAGTGAACGAACATCATTAAACTTGCTATCATACTTTAGAGTGTCTGTTTTAACAGGGTACGCAATATTACCCATAACAGCATAAATAACTCCTGTTGAACCATTTGTTCGAACACCCCAACGGTGTGTCTTATGAGAGTAGGCAGGTGGTGTGATTTGTAAAGGTTCACCTTTGAAGTTTGGTAGAGTTGCAGATACGCGGCTAAAGTATTTTTCAGCAGCGACTTGGAAAGCCTTGATACGGTTTGTTTGTACAGGGAATTTAAGGCGTAAACCATTAGGTTCAGTAGTCTCGCGTTCATCTGTAAGAGAGATAAGCAACTGACCATCAGCATCATAATTAACAGTGTAGCTGGCTTTCATACCATTATGATATGAAGTAATAGCTGCTTGCTCTGTCACAATTAGGAAGCTCAATCGACCAATACCAAAGCCGCCAATTTGGTTGTTACTCTTACGTTTTGTTGAGTGACCAACCTGTGTGTACTTGTTCAGCATGAAGTCTTTTGACAAACCTGTGCCGTAATCACGAATTTCTACGTGTGGGGCAAAGTTAGTTGGGATATGAATGTCAAAAGCTTTGTCAGTTGTACCTGCGGCTATATGGGCGTCGTAGGCATTAGAAGAAGTTTCGCGAATGAAAGCCATTTCAGGGTCACTGTATTGGCGAGTTAACATTCCGATAATAGTGGAGGCGCTTGAAGCATCTAGGCCAAAAGCTGTTACGTTAGACAGTCCTCCCGACTGGTGCTTGATTTTCTCTTTTTTCAGTTGCATTTTCGTATTCCTGTTTTAATGTGTTAATTTCTGGTGTCAGAGGCTTGAGTAATTTCAAGTCTGACATTCGAGCCGCGAGTACATATCTATCGTCGTCAGGGTTCTTACGAACCAGAGCCTGACATTCGTTGATAGCTTGTTTCCTCACGGCTCTCAAAAGTTTAGATAGTTCCATTATACTCTTTGAGGTATTCAATTACCTCTCTCACTGACATAACAACAAATCCTTCGCCCTTTCGAGGCCGTTTGTTGCGTTGCATCAGCATTTGGTTATCAGCTTCTGTGTACTTGTCAAGTACCTTGTTTTTGTTCCTGATTTTTTCAGGGATAAAAACTGACACATAGATAGGCATATGGTCACGAGTTAAAGTCTTTTGACGATACTCTGCTCTAATGGCTGCATCGACAAAAAAGCTGCTTTCAGCAATAACAGGTTTTCTGTTGTAGGCCGCTAGTGCAACATCCTTAACCATTGCTTGCCTGACAAGATTTTCAGCATTCTCTGCGTAGTCTAGGGCGTAGTCTCGGCCTCGTGGGTTGACCTGTGATACATAGCTTTCATCATTGAAAACCTTTACTCCTTTTATTGAAGGGGCAATTCGGTTGATGAAAGAGGACTTTCCTGATTTAGGTAGTCCCCCTACTAGGATTAGAGGTAGAAGTTTTGGCATAGTCTTTTAGTTCCTTTGTAATTAAGAGGGCAAGTGCCTCGTAGTGTGGTTGATGCTGCTGTCGATAAATACGCTCAATGTCCGCAGCGGGGGCAGTGGGGTATATTTGTGTTGCTACCTCTTGGATATATTTACCAATGGCAGTTTGGATTACGGGAGTTATATCCTCGTCTCGTGCACTAACAAGAAGAGTGAATGGGAAGGGTTTTCTCATTTTAAAATTCCCTGCTTTTTGGCTAAGTCCTTCATGAACTTGGGTACAATAATTGGTTTCAATTTTGGCATCTTGTATTTCTCACTATGCAGCATTAAATGATGATTGCTACACAAGCAACTACATTTTTCAATTTCAACCATTATTTTTGGTAGTCCAGCACTATTGGATAACAGCCTAGAGATTGATTTTTCTTTAACGTGGTCTTCAAGATGGTGGAACTGTAGTGCTTCGGGAACCCCAATACCACATACAGCACAGCCTAAAGTTTGTTTGAGTTTGGTTACCCAAGCTCTTTTAAGCTTCGTTCTCTCTGATTTCGTCATTCATAATCTCTTTGGCTTGAGCGATTTCCAATTCTGTAAACATTTCGTCTACACCTTGCCAAACATCTTCTCCAGCATTTTCCCGTCTTTTCAGTTCTTCAACGAGTTGATAAACTTCGGGGTCAATTACAGTCGGAGTTGTTTGCACGGACACTGGTTTCTTCGCTTCCTCCACACCTACTCGCCAGTGGTGTGGGTTATAGTCCTGCCTTGAACCGTTAGGGATTAGTTTTTTCCCTTCAATATCATCTGACATAAAGTGTCTGAATAACTGTCTGTTCAAGTAATCAGTTTTGCCTTTGTACTTTAATCTAGGCCGATGCCTAACTCTCTGATAGGTTACCCCACGTCTACGCATGGTTTCCCTAACGGGGACTTTCAATTCCCAATTAAGGTGATTGAGTTCACCAAGAATAAATTCAGGGAAAGTATATTCGTCGCTTACTTGCAGACGATTAAACATTCTCTCTAATTCTTTAGCTACGCCCATCATAAGCCTCCAGTAGTTTACGCAAATACAAAGTCCTCACTTTTATAGGGTCACCCCTACGAGAATGAAACTCTGTCCAAGCATCATGGTTCATTTTATCCTTAAATGCAACCTCATTCCAGTCCCGTAGGAACTCGAAGTATGGCTTTCGGGGAACCATAGTGTCTTTATTGCGAGTTAGACATTCCTTTAAAGCTATGGCATTTTCAGAGTTCTCTTTTAAACCTATCAATGGCTCGTCTCCCAGCTTTCTTGGCAGCTTGCTCTGTTGCATAACCTTTCGGCCATACATTAGTCAATCTGATTGGAGAGCGAGTTCCAAGTGTGATTTTATAGCGCCAAGACTTATCTCGTCTCGGCCCTACTTGTTCAGAGTAAGTTTCTAACTTAATCATGCTGCGGCTTTCTCGTCACCTGCTGGCATTACGATTGCAGGGCCATAGCGACGAACATCTGCATTAGTTGCTAGACGTTTCACATAACCTCTATCACGCACACGTTTAATTCGTGCGAGTTTTTTAAGAGACGTTACGTTGCTCGAAGAAATTTGCTTTCGTCCAGCATAGGACTCTGGCGTTTCAATCCGATAGATTGGGCCACCCTCGCCTTCTTGTACAATATACACTGCACGAGGTTTACGTCGAGGAGCAGTTTTCTGTTTGTTAGATGCACTAGCACCTAAAGCTTCAATTTGAGCTTTTTCAGTATCAGAGTATTCCATGTTTATTTCCTTATTGATTTTCCAAAGTGGCACGGGCCAAGGGACTCGAACCCCCATTTTCAGTTCCGATTACGCTTAGCTGCTTAGAAGGCATCCACGACTAGACCCGCATAGTCAGAAGTCCTAAGTAGGACTTCCAACGAGTGTTTTCATGTTATGCTCAACTTGACGAGCACGTTCAGCTTCACCTTTGGCTTCATTGATGATTGCTGTGTATTCATCAGTAACCGCAGCTTCTGCGTCGATAGCATTTGCCTTAGCTTCTGCAATCAAATATTCTAGGCGTTCAACTTCTGTTTCTGCACCATTCTTGATAGCTGCAATTTCTTGATAGCTGCAATTTCTTGATAGCTGCAATTTCTTGCTTCATAGCTTGGTTAGCGGCGTCTTGCTCTGCGTCTAGCTTGGCAATCCAAGTTTGTAGTTTGGCTACTAGCTTTTCTAGCTGCTCAACTACTCCATTTGAACGGCGGTTGATGAACCGACGCATTTTAATTTTTGTGATAGTTTTCATTCTTCTTCTCCTGTGTTACCGAATGGTTTACCCAACAGATAAGTTGAGTTGCGTGTTTTCACTATCATACCTTCTTTGAGTTCGTCAATAGGGTAATCTGATAGGAGTATTCCTGATGTATGGATAGGCGTACTATCAGGGAAACGATTGCGGGAGTCTTCATAGCAGTCTCCCCAAATTATATATTCATTAGTGGCGGTGAATGTAGCTCCTACTGTCCAGCGCTCAAGGCGTCCTGTTATTTCTGTCATTGTTAGTCCTTTCTTTGTGTTAGTGTTAGTGGAAGTACGAGTGGGAGTTGCACCCACGTAACTGGATTTGCAATCCAGCACCTAATCTACCTCGGTCACCGTACTATAAGTGTGTCCCTATATTCCATCTTAGTGTCACCCCTAAGACTTACCTACTGCGTGGGACAGCCGCCTTGAATTTGGAGGACGCTGTGGGATTCGAACCCACGTACAGGGATTAAAAGTCCCTTGCTAAACCAGCTCAGCTAAGCGTCCTTGGTACTAGGTAGAGGATTCGAACCTCATGCTCTTGCGTCACAAGCAAGCGTGTCAACCATTCTACTTTACCTAGATTGAATTTTCTGGTTCTTTTCCAAGACGTACATCAACACCTTCTCCATAATAACCGTTGCTTGAACCATGCCAACGAATATCAACTGTTCCTTTAATTGTTCTGAATGTGTAGAACGTCCAAGTTTGGGAATCTCCCCATTCACCATCAGGTTCACACCTAGAACGACTTTCTGCTACTAGAATCGGAGTGTTTAATAAATCTTCCAAATTACCCGACACATCTTCAACATACACACTTTCGCAACAATCCTGCTGATGCCACATTAACATGGCGCGTCCATCTGTCAGTTGAAAACGAATTTCATCGTTATCCTTCTCAATTAGAGAGAATGATTGACCAATTAAAGCCTCAAGTGCCTTATCATCATCTACTGTGTCATATGACCAGCGTTTTAAAAATTCTGTTTCAATATTCATAATATAATCTTTCTGTGTTGGATGCGGCGGCTGGATTCGAACCAGCGCTCTTCGGAGTCAAATTCCGACGTTTTACCACTAAACTACGCCGCATAAGATTTGGTCAGGAACTCGGGAATCGAACCCGACTTCAGTGCTTCCAAAGCATAGCGATGACCCAGCCTCTTCGTCCCTGTATATTTACAGAGTCGGTTGGGGGTTTAGTGATAGGTGGTTGATACAGGCACGGGAGAACACTCCCTTATGGAAGTGAGCTTTTGTATTTCGATTTGTCATTGCGTTGCTCACAATATATTCTCCATTTTGTTTGGCTCCCTACCTTGGACTCGAACCAAGAACGAAAGCATTAACAGTGCTTCCCCCATGCCAGTCGGGGCCGTAGGGAATTGATTTGCACGTCTTACTCTGGATTATATGTGGCTGTCAACAACTAATTTAATATTTGTGAGATTGAGGCTACTTCTTCCTGTAGGTGTTCCAAGTCACCTTCTGATAAGTAGTCCACAATATATGTAAAGTCAGCAGAAGCTCTGGCAGGTATTGGTTTACCAACCTTGATGAAGCTATTTCTTACTATCACGTTTTGTTCCAGTGACCCGCTTCTATTCTTCTTTAAAACATCAACCACGATTGATTTGGGAGTTAGCCTAATGACCCTACAGTAACGAGATTCTGAATATCTACCAGTGGTGCTATAGAATACGTGGTCTCCTACATTTACTTCCTGTCCTAGAAAATCCCTCATGATACAATCTTTCCGTATTTCTTCGCTAATCTAAGGAGTTCTCGTCTTTCACGAGCGCGAGTTTTCTTTTCATCGTTCTTAGTTTTTATTGCTGCTTGTTTTTTACGAGCTTCAACTCTGTCGTTGGCCTCGTCTATTTCCCCTTGGGTCAGAGTACGAGTATAACATATATTGTAGCTATCAGGGTCGTCATAATATCCATCCTCATGCTCAAACTTTGCTGTGTGACGGTCATACTCTGGAATTTTATCAAGTAGCCCTTGAAGATGTTTAATTAGTTCTGCGAGAGGCATTTCTAATGTTCTGAAAGACTCGTCCAGTACGAGATTAACGTGTTCAGTTGTTGGTACATTATTGGGGTTCGACATTTCTAGCCTCCTTAAAAGTCATTTCATCTATTAGGTTGAGTTCTGCGTTGGTTTCAATCCAAGCTCGTGCGCCACAATTTAACTGTGAACCATTGTAAATTAGCTTTGAAGGGCCGAGTATTTCTACTTCACGAGCATAGATAGTTTTACCGCCTCGCTTAATTGTGTAGACAGGACGATTACCGTTGTCCTTCGCGTTCATTGCAATGTGTTGTCGGTTTACATGTATAATTGATTTCATATCAAAATCCTGTGTAATATTTGTGCAACCCTATCTGTTTATAAAAAGTGAGGTCTTTCGCCCAATCAGGTGAAACAGCAGTGCTATGGTAATTGAGAGAAGTTTCTGGCAAATTACGCTCACCATCCAAAATCTTATCAGCCACTTCATATGCTTTCTCCCTAGCTTCTAACTCAATAGCAGAGACCTGCATGTTTGCAAATACTCTGGCTGTGTGATAAAAGTTAGGGTCTTTTCTGTATTGGTAAGAAAAGTGATAAACTCCCTTATTCTTATATTCTACCACACCGCAGATTGTGTCAGGGTATCGGTTATCGCTAACTCTGTTCATAATAACCGAGCCAACGGCTAATTGTCCTAGCTGGGACTCTGACCGAGATTCGGAATATATCGCTTGTGCTAGGCATTCTCGTTCAACATTGCTTGTTACGAATTGTCGGACAATTTTAACTTCTGTCCGAGTTTTTGTAACATACTCTGTTTTAATTTCTGGCGTTGCTGTCCAACGTCCACTTGCAAAACCTATCACCATAAACATTGCGCCCATGAGTGCTAGGTATTGGATGAATTTTTGCTCTGAAATAATCATAAGAACTTTCTGTAAGTCTTTGAAATCTTTAAGGAAAAAGGTTTAATTACCTTCTTATATAGGGCGTAGTCACTGTCAGAAAAACATACCAGTTTTACTGACCCTTTGAAGCCTGTATCTAGTAGAGCTTGTCTAACTACCTTTACGGCTTTTTCAGGTGGGTAACCATAGATACCAGTTGAGATACAAGGGAACGCTATGGAAGTTGCGCCCATTTTGGAGGCTGCGATAAATGTTGAGTGGTAGGCAGCTTCGAGTAGAGCTTCATTTAGGTCGTGCCAGTTTTGATAGATGGGGCCGACTGTATGAGCTATGTGTGAGCAGTTTTCCATGTTGAAGGACGGTGAAATTGGAACTGTTCCAATCTCTATCTCATTGCGATTACGCATGAAGTGGTTGCACCATTCTTCAAGTTCAGGGCCAGCCGCTTTGTGAACTGCACCACATACTCCTGCACCATTACGCAGAAGGTTGTTAGCAGCGTTTACAACTACATCAGCTTTAACCTGTGTTATGTCGCCTTTTATAATCTGAATTTTCATCTTAGTACGTCCTGTGTTCGTAGTTAGGGTCGCCGTGGTTTTGGCCCCATAGGTACATGGCTTCCTCATGGCAGTCTTGACTACAAGTTCTGCCTTCATAAGTTTCACGTTCATCATAATGTTCGCAGACGTGAGTTTCTTCACAATATGCACATTCTTCCATGTCGAAGTATTGGTGCATACAGTCTTCACTACAAAAACCTTCTTGATGGTCTTCGTAGTGAAGTATTTCTGTAGGGCAATCGAGCATATAAACAAAAACTTCTCCACAGTTGGCGCAGTTTAGTTTAGACATGATTACCTCCTACTTTTTGTTGTTGGTACGGTTGCGTCTGTCAATTTCGTATTGAACAGCCGCCGCTGAAAGTGACCCACTGTCGCGAATACGTTCTAGGTCATGTAGTGAACGCTTCTTGAAACGCTCGGCTCGTGCTTTATTATGTGCCATTGGCTTTGTCCCTTCTTCGACAATTTTCTTTGTGTGTTACTTTCTCCAAGTGCAGAGGATTGCAACACATACGATTACGACAGAGGTGGTCTAATTGCCATTTGCCAATCAATGGGCCGTAGAAGCATTGCCAGATAATTCTGTGTACTGCTACAGTTTGTCCATCGAGAGACATACGTGGATAACCTCCACCTCTCCCGCTACCACTGTTTCCTCCTAACCAGAGGAAACAGTGGTCTTCCGTTACTTCGACGTTGTTGAAGACGCGAAGTATAATCTCCTCGCGTCTCACAGTCTAACGACTAAAGATTGTTGCGAACAACCAGATTACGCCAATGACGCCTAGAATTGCTGCGAGGATAGCGAAGCCAATCCAGAATGGCATGGTAACATACCACCAAGACCAGTCGATTACGCCGCCGAGTTTAAGTCCTACGAATAGAACTCCTAATAGTCCTAGAACGCCAATGCCTCCAGAACTTGTTTGTGTTGTAGTTTGTGACATATTAGTCTCCGTTTGATGTTAGTGTTTGTTCTTGTGTGAGGTCATTGAAGACCCATCCGTCGTCTGCTAAAACACGTTCCATGTATTCAACGGAGTTTAAGGCTCCGTCATAACCAATAAAGAACGTGTCGCGAATAGCATTATACACATCAGACGCTGTGTATTGCTGTGACCCATTGGGTCGAGTGATATGGGTGTTAGCCCAATGTGGAATTTGCTCTGGCATAAACTCCTGTAAGGCCGCTACAGCACGATGTAGGTTTTGAGGTCTAAAGTATCGTGCGAAATGAACTTCACCGTCAGGGGTGAATGTTTCGAGCGTATAACCGTCTCCAGTGTCCATCAGGAAGTTATTCTGGAATGAGGCGACGATTGTGGTAGGGTCGATAGTGTAAATCGGGCGAATTGAGTCAGTTTCGGTCTCGTCGTTGACGCGCATTAGGATAGCAATGTCAATGATTGATAGTCCCTCTGTTGTGTTCGCCATAACTCCATCAGGAGTTTTGATAAGTTCAATATCAGAGCCTTTAACTCGGAAGGGTCTGTTCTTTGGGATTTCACCCACAGTGTAACATACAGATGGCTTAGTCATTGCGTTTTCCTGCTTCTAAGATTGGCATTCCTGCTTCTGTCGGAATATAGATAACATCTTGTTGATTTTCACCAAGCTTGTTAATCCATAAATAGCGTAGGTAACCTTCGGGGCCACCAAGATTGTCTGCGATAATAGCATTTGCCTCTGCAACACCCTTAGCACGTTCAATTTCTGCTGCGGCGTCAAGTTTAGACGCTTCTAGTTCAGCTTTAGCAACTTCAATACGGATTGTACGGTTTTGTTCAGCACGGGCAAGTTCAGCCGTACCTTTAAGAGTTTGCTGATACACTCCGTACTTTGGCATTGCGTACATACAGCTTGGGATGCCACCTACAATTAGTAGGGCAGCAAGTGTGCCAAAGATGGTTACTTGACGTGTGCGACGTCGAGCCTCACGTAATCTGTTTTCTTCATAACTCATATTGTTCTCCTTGTTAGAGTTTGGGTATTAAAGTCCTAGTTAGGACTTGTCAAGCTGCAAACTGGCGTTTGTGATTGTTTGCGGCTGGATTTGGAATGATAGGGTAACCTATCTCTACAACTACAACGACCATATCAGGTCTTGCATCATCCTCTAGTTGAAATAATGCGAAGCTAATTGGGTGTGGTCGTGGTTTCTTCTTGGTTAGAGTTACTGTTATCATCAATCAGGTCTCCTTTATAGGTGCACTCTGCACGTATAGCATAATTTGGGCAACTTCTCCTCAATCCAGACTGCTCACAGACGTTAATACGTTTCTTTACCATTTCCCACTGGTCGATTGAGCAAGTGTAACTAGCTCTGTGCTCACGAGGGAACTTGAGTTCAGTTGTCTCGCCACACCCACCTAGTGCGAGAGTGGCTGCGAGTGTGAGTGCTAGTGCTAGTGCGAGTTTCATTGTATCATCATCCATGTGAGGTTTTCAGTGTACTTCTTGACGCGGCGATAGTTACGTTCAATTAGTGACTGGGTAAGGTTGAAGTGAGAGTCTGCGATTTTCACGCAGTGGGCTAAGGGGTTGAGCATCAGGTTGGTGATATACTCTTTACGAATGTATCTACCTTCGGGTTTGGTAAGTAGAATGACAGCTTCCACCAAATAGGCTGGAATACCTTTATCGAGTAGAACATCGGCTGTACACTCTGTGTCTTCGAGAATGTCGTGTAGAACTCCCACAGTTTGAACATCGAGTGGGTGGAGCCAAGGTTGTGCGAAACGAGTAGCTGACGTAGCTACTGGCAGTAAGTGGTCGAGGTAGTATGACCCTTCATCGAAGTATGTTTGACCTTCGTGGTACTCTGCCGCGAGGTCACAGGCTAGGGCGAATATATCTTGTTTGGTCATGGGAAAACTCTTAATGATTTGTCAGGGTTTAGGGCTGTTATGTGTAGTTGAGGGTTACTCGAAACTTTAAATTCAAGTTCAACTATTTGAAAGTGGTCATACATCTTTCTGTTATGAAATCTAGGCATAACCTTGTTGAAGTCTCTTTGAGCCTTTATAGGACACTTCCATGTTCTCACGTTATTGTCGAGTTCTCCCTTGGTTTTTCTCAAACCTTTTTGAATGTAGCCCTTGGAAGTTCGTATAACATAATAAGCCATGATTAAATGGCCTTGATAATATCAACGAGATACCAGCCTAGATTAGCTCCAGCTAAATGCCAGCCTAGCATATCTAGTCTCCAAGGGCGCTCGTCTCCGTGGAAAATCATCCACATTACAGTTCCTATTATAAATGGGATTACATATACCATTACTCTGTCTCCAAAAATAACCAGCCAATGTTTAGGTCAACACCTTGGCTGTCGAGACGTGCACGGATGCCTGTTGTGTCGAAGTCTAGTAGTTTAAGGAAGAACGATACCCAGTGCATACCGAGATTCTCTTCCAACATCATGAACTCTGTAGGGCCAACGGCTGTAATGTATGAGCCAATAAGTGCTTCACGATTTGGGAACTCTTCGTTTAGAACTTTGGCTAGTTGGTCAGGGTCTGCTCCAATGATTGTGAAATCTGTGTTTCCGATTTTCATGATATTCTCCTATTTGGTGGGACGACATTTCCAGTCGCCAATAGTTTCGTAAGTTACAACACGTTGGTAACCTTCTGTGTCAGTGAACTCTAGTGTTGGATGAAACAGACCATTAGTCTTGGCTTGCTTTACATCATAAGTCATAGTTTCTTCTGTCTTGAAGTTGTAACAGGTCTCAAATTGTGGTTGGTAAAGTGGTTGTGGGCCACAAGCTGATAGTGAAAGTCCTAGTAGGACTATTGCTGTTAAGTGTTTCATGGTAGTCTCCTGTATGTCCATATAGCTTTCTCCGTGCACATGGACTTGATTATCACAATTTGTTTTTCACCCTTGAAGGGTCTTGCATCGTCTGGAACCTCATATTCTATTATCTTGAAGCCCTTACTTTCAAGTAACTCACATTCATCACGAGTGAACCAGTTTCTGAACTGTTCCAAAGTTAGAGCACAAAATTCTTGTGTTTCAAGAGACCTAAAACCTTCCATTCTAGGACTTGGATGATTTGAGTCTTCGTGATGTAGGCCCACATAAGTTGAGGATTGATAAGGGCCAATTCCACGTTCATCTTCGTATCTAAAGACTGTAGTGGACATAATAACCTCCGTGTTGGTGTGAGTCCTAGTTAGGACTAGAATGGAATTGGGTTAGGGTCTTCGGGTTCAGGTGGGTCTAGCACAATCTTACGCTTCCCGACGTACCACTGTGCTCTATCTTCATCAGTCAGTTCTAGGACTTCTTCGAAAGGTTCTGTAATGTGTGTACGTCCTGTCCTATGTACGAGAACGTGGGTTCCATCGTATGTTCCTTCCCATGCCCCCGTTGAGGACGTAGAAGTCTCCGTGTTCTCCAAACCTAACCATTAAGCTACCATTGAAGGCTAGGATGCCTCTAGGTGGTATATTTTGGATAGGGCGGGTTTTCACGAGTGAACTCCTATTACTTGGTCTAAGTCTTCGTTTAAGGTGAAGTATAGACGGGTTAAGAATGTGATTGTATGTTCGAGTGTTCCCCAGCCATTGATAGGCTCCAGCTTACGCAGTGAGCGCGAGTTGTTGTAGTTGGTCAGATACATCAGGCAAGAGGCTAGACGTGGCTGTGCTTGTGCTCCTGTTAGTCCGTGTAGGTCAGGTAGGTATAAGCCAGCAGCTTTGGTCATGGGAGTTATGTTCGACGTGATGTTGAACGTGCGGTTGTTGAAGAATACGTCATAGGACATAGGTGTCTCCTAATTTGAGGGTCTAGGCACTATTCTGGCAGTGTCCAGTAATCTGTCTTTGTGAGAGGTTTTGACGAGTAAACCTTTACCCTTCTGCACTCTGGCAATAGCTTCCTGCACATTTGGTGCAGCTATGTCGATATAGGCAGTTTGTACTTCCTCTATTGCTACTCTGTAGATTTTAGGCTTAATCCGAGAGGGTGCGGTCATGGGTGTATCATCAAGGGATATTCCGTAGAGGCTCATGCTAACATTCCTCGTCATAAATGATTTTCCACATGTTCTCTCCGTCGTAGTCTGCGAAGTGACGAAGGGCTTCTATTGCATTTTCGTCTGTCAGGTGGTCTTCGAAGCCTGTATCCATAGGGAACTTGTCGAATGGATTGAACAAGTTTTCAGCTTGCTCTGGTGTAATTTGTAGGTGTTGGGCTATTTCAGCTATACATTGTGGCCAGTTTGTCCAAGTGATGCCTTCTACAGGTCTCATAAGTTCAAAGCAATCATAGGCGGCGGGGACGCAACAGTAAGCTATGCTTTGGAAGTTGAAACCATCATCGTTTTCGCAATAATCTGCTAGTGAGCGTAGGGCTTGCTTATTCATTGGAAGTCTCCGTGTTAGTAGGGGTGGGACAGCCACAATTATCGCGGCCTATTTGTTGTCCACAATCAATGCAGATAGGGTTTTCGTCTTCGAGAAAGATGAGTGTTTCTTTAAATAAACGCTCAAACTCTTCTTCGTTTCGGTTTTTAGGGAAAGGTGTGGATAGTTTGCGGCGTGGAGCTATCACAGTCTTAACAAACTCTGGCAGTCCTACATCCTCTATCACATCATTGCAAGTTTTACAGGGCATATAACCTGTGCCATGCGCCTGTGAGTTTTCAGCGAGGTTGCTCCTGTTATTACAGAAGGCTGTGATGCAGCAGGAGGGGAAGCCAAAGACTAGGCCCATTGCTCGTCCGTAATTTGACATAACGTGCTCCTGTGAGTGAGGGTAGGGGTGGTGGTAGTAGTGTTAGTGGAAGTCCTAGTTAGGACTTGTGAGTTTGTCGAACTCTGCACCTTGCTTGGCTTGGTACAGCCGTGTTAGTAAACGTGAAATACGTTGTGCACGTTTAGGATTGAGGACTGCTCTGCCGTGTGCATTCTTGAGTAAGTGGAGCAGGAAGTCTAACTCATTGTTTTCTAACAGTATTTTAATTTGGGCTTCGGACATGGGTATAAAACTCCATTTTCAAAAGTGTTTGTTATTTGGGTTCGGGCCAATGAAATCAAGGGCTTAGCCGATTTAAAAGTGTTGGTATGACCCTAGTGATTTCTATATTATATAAAATACTGTAATCTATATATTACTATTTTTTCCATTACTTAGAAATAGAGAAAAATATACAAACATATATCCAACACTTATTTAGGGTAAAATGAGCAATTTTGACGAGTCTTTGCAAGTTAACCCACTGGTTTACAACGGTTTTCAGTGGTCAGGTTGTCAAACACTTTTATTTACACTCAAAGGTTGTGAAAGTGGTCTCTTGTGTCTATTTTCCATTTAGACACAACATATGGTATGGCAGAATGTCGCACTTTTAACCAAAACTGTGCCCTCACTCACACTACCACGACCACTAACGCCTCACGCATCTGCTCACAATGATACGAATATCGCCAAATCCTTCCCATTCGCCACTTGTCGGCACATCTTGAATTGGCCCAAGTGAGGGAATTTCGACTGGTGTTCCACTACGACTAACACGACGACGCCTACTAAGTGTTAGAGCAAAAGGATGTTGGGGGTCAAGTGGATGCTCGTTGTATATGACTTGCGCGAGGTCAGGGTGTTGGTGGGGGTGGAAGTGGAACACTCGCAGATATGCAAGCCTAGCTTTTGGGTCGAGCGTTTTGTGAATTGCAGAGTGCGCTAACACAGCCTTATATTCTTGAGGAGTCCTAGCTAGGACTAATGCGTCAGAGATAAGCATTTTCAATCTCCGTATAGATAACAGCATGAGCACCTGTGCGAGTTGGGAAATACATCGCGTCACAGAGTATTGCGAAAGTAGGCCAGCCAGAATTGGACGTTTGCAAAGTGCGAACTTCTTGCCACTTGTAAAAAAGCGTAATTGCGTTTTCTTCAAGATTTTTTGCAAGAGACCAATCCGCAGTCTCAAATCGAAAAATTGGAGTGCGATTTTTGTTCAGAAATTCAACAACGTAATTCGTGCCTTGTGGCTGTGTGATTTGGGTCGAAAAAGGTAACATGATACTAGCTTTCTGAAAAAGTCGCGGATTTATGGAAGTCGCGCTCTTTAAGGGCGAGTTTAGGGGTGGGCGCTCTGTAGAAGAGTGCGACTTCCACTACCACGGCCTAAGCCGTGATAGTATTTCGTAAAGTCCTAGCTAGGACTATGCGGCTTGTGCAATAGGTGTTTCTTGCTCTGTCTCATTACCAAAGCCTAGCAATTCGATTGCTTGCCCTAGCCAGTCATACGCGGCTTGCTCATTGCCATTAGTAGTCATATCAATAAGCACATCAAGCGCGGCTGTTAGCGTATCTTGCGGCGTTGCTTGTGTTTCACTACCACTAGCACTAACCTTTTGTGCAGGGGTAAACTTTTCAGACGCATTTTTAACAAAAGACATAGCGGCGTCATTGCCATCTTGTGCCAACTTGATTTGCTTATCAGCTAATTCGATAGGTAAACCACTAGCGGCAAGGGCTTGTTCTACTACTGATTTAGTATCTGCCTTATTTGCTTTTTGGTCGCGTTCATATGCGGCGATATGGCCATAAACTGTCATAACGTGCAATTCTGGTGTGTCACCTTGGAATTGTTCAGCGGTGTATATAACACCATTGGCCGCTGGCTTAGCGTCTTTAACATAGGTTGCAACTTTCAAGCCCTTATTAGTGACGCGCTTGTCAAACGTGCGGTTAATAGACTTTTCAATCATTGCATGGTTAATCTTTTCATCACCTGCTAGCAGGGACGTTTCAAAGACGTGGTATGCTAGCAACTTGTTTTGTGTTTGTGTGCTAGCGTCTAAGGTTGCAAGGGCTTCTAATACGGGGATAATGTTATCCGTTGCGTATGTAGTAGCGGCTTGGCTTGTGATTGCTTTAATTGTTTTTGACATTGTGAAAACTCTTTTCTTTTGTCTTAGTCCTAGCTAGGACTATTGTGATTAGTGGATAAGACACACTTATCCGCTTGCTACAGTGTGTAGCACAAGCCCTATATGTGAGGCTTGATAGCAAGGGCTAACCCCTTGGCTATACCTATTCTTAGCATGATTATGGGTATAAATAGAAGCATATATTTATTACAAATGCGTAATGTTATGTTCTGCTTATGTTCCACTAACACTTCCACTCGCACTTGGATTGCGTAGAAGGGTAGCACACTTTATTAGTGTATGTGGTAGTGTAGCGCCACACCTGTTGCCACTCGGTAGTTTATAATTTTTCGAAAAGCTGATTTATACCCAACAGCCTTTCACGCCTGTTTTGCAGAAAACAGCCACTAACACCTGTCATAGCAGCCCTGCGTAAACGTCTGTTCCAACTCCCACCCCCACGAAGTATAACACGAGCAAATGGAGGTTATTATGTTGAAACGAAGATATAGACGTAGGCAACGCAGACTGAATAGAATGTTCTAATACACATTTCGCGCACATCCTACTATACATTTCGCGCAAATAATTCACTTTGGGTGTTGACAATCTCACCCCTATGGTTTTTAGTGCCAACCTATGACAAAAGACTTCCACCACATCGACCCCTTAGAAGTAATCGGAGCTATCAGAACCAGCTTCGCAGACTCAACCCACGTCTATACCCAAGGTAGTTGCTTCGAACTTTACAGAATCCTAAAGACAATCTGGCCTGATGCCGAGCCTTGGACAAACATTGACCATGTGTGGACTAAGATTGGGGATAAGGTGTATGACATTTATGGTCTTAGAACCAATGGCACAGAGGGTTTAACCAACATGTTAGAGGATGAACGTATGTTATTGAGGGCGCATCAGTGGGCGTGGAGGTCTTCTTGGCGATTAAATGCTCAAATGTGAGCGATTTCACGCACTTTTGACCAATAATAGCTCAATAATGAGCGGTTTTCGGCATAATAGCCTTCAAAACCACCAATTCTGACCGAAAACAGCATAATCGGGGCAAAAGCGAACCTTAACACCCTTTTTGACCCATACCAGATAAGAAGTGAGAATAATTTGTCACACTCCCACCTCGACCCCCACTTAGACGAATACGCATAGTCATGTGCAATAGCTGCACCAAGATATTCACGTCTTAGAGGGTCTAGGCCGAATAAATTGTCTGCAAATGCTGGAATTGAGGCTCCATCACATAAAAAGCCCTTGGGAACTACGAAAACCCCGAAATCAATGTCTCGAAGTAGTATAATTTGGCGTCGGCCCCTAACCTGTCGTCCTGTGAACGTGTAATCCACACCTTGGTTCATAAACATGTGGACATAATACACAGAAATGTCTATAGAGCAATAGACAGGTTCGCCTGTCAATTTTCCTTGTTAGCCGAAGTGACCTGTGACCCTGAGTAAAATCGGGGCCACAGGTCTTATTTATGAGGGAGTATAATCCATATAGACACCATATATAGTAGCATTACACTTGACTAATACCATATCTAGTCCCTGAACAGGGATATATTGTTCAATAGCCCCGTCTTTTAGCATTTCTTCTGCAACACTTTGTGGAACACGACGTGAACGTGTGAACCAATCCCAAAGTGAGCGCTTATAAATACCCTTGAGACGTAGGAGTTTCCTACCTCCCTTCCAACCAATATGGTCGAAGCATTCCTCTCGCCACCTACTATGGCGGGAGAGGAACTTATTTATTCCGATTTTTACCAGCACCAAACCACTCCTTATATTTTGGGTGAGGCACTCCTGCTTTCACCAGTTCTTTCCTCTTGGCAATAGCCTCGTCTAAAGAGGCACAGCGAATACTATGCCCCTTATACGTGGCCCTATAGTGACCCTCGCGGTCTTTGTCCATGCAGACACCTCGCGGGATTACTAAGCCTTCTTCTGTAAATCGTTTAGCCATTGGTTACTCCATTTCTAGCTGTTGTTCCGAAAATGTTTGAATATTATCAAACATAGGTTTTACCCAAGCTCGGTCTACAATTTCTTCGCCTTGCTTGTCGCAAGTGTGACTCCATAATACAGTGCCACTTTTTCTCCTGTGATTTGGCTCTCGCCCACTACTCTCTCCCATCCCATACTTTGCGCGAGTTGATGGAGACGCAGCTTGAAGCTCCTTATAGAAACAGGCTTTACACCCGCCGCCGTGATACAATAGCTCGAATATGCGTCGTGAAATTGGACGTCTGAAATGGGGTTCCCAATCCACTTGCCATCCTCGTCCTTCCCCAGCGTCTGGACTTTGCCGCTGTCCGTAACGAAAAAACGGATACTATCATTATACCCCGCTACGGTAGCTGTGAACTCCTTGTGGCTTTCAGACAGAGTGTACCCATGTTGTTTCGTTAGACGTGCACGAGCTTCCATAGCCCAAGCTAGAATAGCTTCACGTTCCTCGGCAATAATCTTACGTCCGATATTTGGAATAATATCCTCTGGTCGAACCTGATAGTTGAACTTGAAGTACAACCAGCGTCTGTTGAAACCCTCGGAAGGGTCTTTAGAGCTAGGTGGATGGTTAGAACCAATCCAGTGACCAGCACGAAGCCTCGTAAGATATGTTTGACCATATAGCTGACGCAGTGAGATAGGTTCACCAACAACAACCTTGTTGAAAATATCAGAGCGGATATTAGCGTCAATCGCAAGCTCACCAACAATGTTGACCAACTTACCATCTAAGGCAACCAGACTTGGCCCATCTGCCCACTTATCAAAACTGACAGAGGAAACCGAGTTACTAGGAACCAGACCCTCTACGATTTCCAGAAGCTGTGACTTACCAGAACGGGCAACACCATATAGGCAGAACACTTTCTGGTATCTAGGCGACCATCCAAACACTGTGGCACAAATAGCTTCCTGTAAGGCAAGCTTCTTATCCTCAAAGTCTTTGTCACGACCCCAGCAGGTCTCCAAGAACCTCATAAACTGCTCACAACGATGTGAGTCGTCTGGAAGATACCTATAAGGCAGCGTATAGGTAAAACCGTACTCTGGCTTGTGGTCAACCAGCTTACCATCCTCCGTAAATACACCATTGGCAAAGTTGACACCTTGAATATCAATGTCTTTCAAGTCTTGTGGACATAGCTGTTCAATAATATCCAAGATACCTTTGTGGTCAGACGATTTACGGGCATAAGGTAAGTCACCATAATTTTGTGAAATCATCACCCGAATGTTCTGCTTCTCATAGGGTTCCCAGTGAGAACCCTCCCAAGACCAAAAGCTACCATTATGGTGTCTAAGATTTGTGTCTCTTTGAATATCCCGCAGGACTGCTCGTGCAATCTGCGAATGGTCAGTACCTTCAACAGGGCCAGCAGAGAACTCTGCAATCTGCTTACGCATCGCTGCATAACTCAAACCCTTACCAAAACCAGATTTGATAGTATCAAGAAGGATATTCTCTTCTAAGGCACTAAGCTGTGCATGTTTAGGAGCCATTTTGTTGGAACTCATTTTCTTCATAACTTTATCAACAGCCTGAATCCTACCAGTGGACTTTTCAGGGTGAATAGAGAACTGCTCGTGAATATAATCACGTAGCTTCTCAAACTCCCACTGCTGGTCGTCTTCTGTAAAGGAAAGACCATATTCAGCAAGTTGCTCTTTGGTCATATCTTCATCCCAACCCACAGGTAACTGTCTACCCTTCTCAACGTCAGAGCGGACATATTCAGCTAGGCGGCGAAGACCTTTCTCAATATCAATATCATCACCCGCTACTTTCTCGACACGGGACTCATACCATCCCACCATGTCTTCGAGAGCACGTTTAAACGTGGTTTCGCCACGCACAACACCACGCGCTCCAAGGCCAGCCACACGAATCATTTGTGTATCTCTGGAACCAGATGAAACATAAGAGGTCATTTTCGTCCAACCATTGGTTGAAAGTTTACGACCTTCCAGTTCGAAAGCAGACCTTAGAATACTCTCAATATCCTGTGGTAAAGTAGGTAAACTGTCAATAACTGACAGTAACTCGCAGTTTGCCACATATGGCTTACCTGTATCAGGGTGAATTGATGGTGGTAGAACAACCTGTGTTCTGGTGGATAAGTGTTCAACGAAGCGAACACCATTCTTATCATCAACACGAAATGTCGGTGTACCATTGAACTTATAGGCAGCAACATAACCTTTCTTACCAACACGCTTCCAAGGGGAAGCAGGGATAATGTCTTCGATGATTTTGATAATTTCTACATCATCAGTATCAATATCAATTACGCACACACCAGATTGTTCACCAAGCACAAGGCCGATGTTACCTGTTGGGTAAGAGTTCAACCAAGCTGTCTGCTGGGTCTGAGATACTTCCTGATTATGGTAATGCTGCCAACCATTCGTGAATGGTCGTTTCTCGTGAACGCGCAGCGGAATAACCGATACACCCTTCGCATAATACGCAGGTGCTGTGTCTTTAAAGATTGTGTTAGCCAATTTAACCTTCCTTTTCGATAATAGCTTGAAGCTGACCAATGGCCGCTCCTCTTTGGTCAACATCCATGTTATCTTCCATGACTTCCATGACTTGAGCATAAAAGGCTTGGACATTCTGGACGTGGGCCAGTTTCTCCTGTAGTTCGAGAATTTCTCGCGCTACATTGATTCTTTGACGGAAATAGGCATTAGCCTCTGATGGTTCCAGTTCCCCATTGTCAAAACGCTCACTCTGGCGCTCAAGCTGAGCGTTGAGTTTATCCAGAACATCTATCTGACGCTGGATGTTGTTGACAATCTTCCCAGTATCTGTAGAAGTGGGCTTTAGGAATAGGGACTTAGTGTCCTCGGTGTAAGGACAATTAGCGTCGTTTAGGTACTGTGGGTTATCCGACAGATGCTTGAGGACGATTTTAATATTTCCTTCGTCTAAAGCTGGATATGTGTGTGTTTCTGACATAGTCATCTCCTTGATTTGAGGTTTTATACCCACGGCATATACATGAGTCAACAGAAAAATCAATTATTTCAAAATTTAATGTCAGGCATCAACGATAGGTTCTCGTTAGACAGTAAAGATATGACAGGTGTGGAGTGGATGACCGCCAACACGACTCTCGATAGAAAGCCATTTAGCACTAACAGATACCCTTTCCAGACGCAAATCCTAAATGACATGCACTTGAACCTCTGCTGCATCAAACCCTCACAGGTTGGACTAACCGAGGGGCAGATTCGTAAAGCACTGGCATTCCTCATGCGTAACCAAGGTACAAGCCTGATTTACACCTTACCTAATGAAGCCATGTACACACGTATCTCGGATGCTCGTATTAGACCTATCGTGCAGACAGATAAGGTGTTTAACGGCCCAACAGTTATGAAACCCATCAGGCGTAAAGATTTGATGGAGATTGGACGTTCTAAACTTTACATTGCTGCGGCTATCGAATCTGCCGCGACCTCTATTGACGCTGATGCAGTGTTCGTTGACGAAATTGACTTATCAGACCAGAAGATGATTGCTCTTCTAAACTCTCGTATGCAAAACTCTGACTGGAAGATGAAGCAGCAGTTCTCTACACCCACATTCCCAGCTTATGGTGTTCACCAGACATATGAATTATCAGACAAGCACGTATTCCTGAGAAAGTGCGGAGCCTGTGGTCACCACAACGAACCAGCCTTTAACAGAAACTTCGTCCACGTTGGAGGACTTCCTCACGATGTTGACTTACTAACAGATATTGAGGCTGTTCACATTCCTCACATCGACTTCAAAGATTGTTACGTGAAATGTGAGAAGTGTCACTCCCCTTTAGATATGAAGGACTACAGCTTGACAGAGTGGGTAGCTACACACCCTAGCATTACTGAATACAGAGGCTACAAAGTCTCGCCGTTCTCTACAGACCGCTTGCCTCCAGAATACATCATCAAACAACTTATCCAGTATAAGGGTAAGGAATTTGTTAGAGGTTTCTACAACACAACCCTCGGTGAGCCTTATTCTGATGGTACTATGCAGATTTCTCACGAGCTTATCGCTCATGCTTTTAAAGACGTATCACCCCTACTACCAAGCATCGGTAGCGACAGACCTGTATGGATTGGTATTGATATGGGTCAGATTTGTAACATCATCTTGGGTACAGGTACAAACAAGAACAATATGCAGCCATTCTCGTTCAGAACAGTACCTGTCAGAGATTTGGTCAAAGAAGTTAAACAGATTATGAAGGACTATAATCTGGTTGGGGGTTTAATTGATAGACAACCCTACACTCCAAAGTCGGAAGAAATTATGGCAATCTCAAACGGTAAGATTGTTCCTGCCCAATACTCAAACAGAAACAGCGCTAAGCTCAACGACTTTAAAGAACTCGAATATTATCAGTTAGACCGAACAGGCTCCCTAGATTTCGTTCATACTCGTATGAAAAGAATGGATATGAAATTCGAGGGTTATAGCACTTATAAGTCTACCCTTGAGGTGCATTTGCGCGACATGGTTCGTGAAGATGTTGATGAAAAAGCTGCTGTCTGGAAGAAATTGACTAACCGAGACCATTTCTTCCATTCACTTGGTTACCTACTTGCGGCTCCAGAAGCTAAAGAGCTTGTAGAGATTAAATTGAAAGAGGACAAACGAGAGTCCATTATTATCGCAGGTGCTCAACTTGGTGATAAAGACCCACACGACCACTTGATTGGTTTTGGGGGAGGAAAAACAGTTGACAGAATAGTGTCAAGTCGTGTATTGAACTAACTACTTTTCGCGGAATTTATAAATGAGCATTCTTGACGCCTTTAAAATTCTGCCGCCAAAGGGAAATCCTAAGAAAGCGGCAGTCTCTACAACGCCTACCTTTGACGGAACGGGGAACGCTCTCTCGCTTCCATCCTATCGTGAGCATCTGGAAGATATTTTCACTTCTAGGACAGCAAATAACACCCAAGAGCTTGTAAAGACCCTGATGTATTCAGACCCTGATGTATCAGCAGCCGCAAACGCTTACTTGACACTAGCTGATACGGATTATCAGATTCACGTTACAGATTTAGAAGGGGAAGAAGATTCAGAGGGTTTAAGAGACGTACAGAAACTGGTAACAGCCTTGACCACTGTTAGCGACTATACCTTGAAATTCCAGCGAAAAAAGAATCTCAAGCAGATTGCGACTGATATGAAGTTCATGCTTCTTATGAGAGGTTCAATCAGTAACGAACTGGTTTTTGATAAATTCTTACAGCCCTCTGAAATTAAACATGTGGACACAGCCTCATTACGATGGACTGAAACCAAGCCTAATGTCTTTAAACCTTCTCAAGAGCAGCAGAACGGTGACCCCATCAATTTGGACATTTCAAATTTCTTCTATGACGATTACAGACAGAATCCTACTGAAATTTATAGCCGCTCACCTTTCACAGCAGCAGTCAACACAATCGCAGCCAGACAACAGGTTATCAATGATTTATACAGGATTATGCAGAGAACAGGTTACCCCCGTATTGATATTGAGGTAGCAGAGGAAGTTCTACGCAAGTCTATGCCAGAAAATATCAAGGACGACCCTATTCTATCAAAGAAATGGATGGCCGACCAGATTAACGCAATCACAGCACAGGTTAATGGTCTAAGAGCAGATTCTGCCCTTGTTCACACAGATGCCTTTAAAGCTGGTCTACTAAACGAAGGTGGCCCTTCAAAGAGTATGGATGTTAAGGCTATCATCGAAGTGCTTAATAGTGCCAACCAATCAGCCCTTAAAACAATGGCCACAGTTATTGGTAGAGGCGATTCTGGTATCAACACATCAACAACAGAAGCGCGTATCTTCGCTATGTCTTCTGACCAGTTAAATATTCCAGTTGCCAATATCCTTAGCCAAATGTTCACTTACGCTATGAGACTTGGGGGTTCCGAAAGTATTGTAAGAGTAGAATTTAAAAAGGCAGAAATGCGTCCACCAGACGAGCTTGAACCACAGTTGGCCACTAAGCAAGCAAGGTTCTTAACCTTACTTAGCTACGGCCTAATTTCAGATACACAATTTCATAGAGAGATGTTCGGTAGACCTAAACCAGATGGTATTCAAGATTTCTCAGGAACCAACTTCCTAAATCCTGTGGAAGCAGGGGATGGGGCAGACAGTGATATTAGCCCTAACGCAGACCCACTAGGCAGGTCTGTATCTAAAGGGGATGGGGCTGCAAAAAGTAATCAGGCAGGTAAGTAATGGCATTTCCAACTAACGGCAGATGGGATGTGGGTCTGGTTCTAAAAGACGCCGCTGGAACACCACTAAATATTACAGGTAAGAATTTCGCAATGGGTATCATGTCTGATTTGCGTAATACCAGTCCTGAACTAATTCTAAGTACCACAGCAGGTACTTTACTAGCAGAGGCAAACGGGGTGCTGCGAATGAGTGTTCCTTACAGCATTGTAAGGACGCTCACTCAAGGGGAATATTACTTCGATATTGTAGAGTTGCTTGATGATGATGACCAAGCATTCGTCGCGGAGGGTAAAATCTTCTTACGACGAGGAATCACGAGGTTGTAATGGATATTGAAATCACCATTCGCTTCCGCAGTCGGAGCAGACGTTAAAGTCATCTGGACTTTACTAAATGGTAAAGCCGCTGACCTTTCTGCCCTGACGACGACTGAAAAAACTAGCATTGTTCTTGCTATGAATGAACTAAAAGCTGCTGTAGATGCAGCGGGTGTAGCTTGGGGGCAGACGGAAACTGACGCTCGTGTACAAGCTGCTAAAGGAACTATCGCCGCTCCTTCAATCAGCGCATGGGCAAGTACGCAAGACGTATCAGACCATGTTGCCGCTCGTGAAGCAGCAGCTATTTCTGCCGCGACAACTGCCGCTGTTAACCAGATTACTAATGGTGCTGGTGCTGCTTATGACTCATTGATTGAAATTCAAAACGAATTGCAAGCTGATGATACAGTTATTGCAGGACTATTGACTGCTATGGATAATCGTCTTCGTTACGATTCTGCACAATCTCTAACAGCCCCACAGCAACTAACAGCTTGTACCAACCTTGGTATTGGTGACCCTACATTTGATTATGCTGCGGCATATACAACTGCGAGGGATGCTGCTTAAATCATGGCACAAAAAGATAACCTCCAGTCAGCATTCGAAACAATCGGAACAGATGTACGTGGTCTGTTGGCTGGAGGCTCCTTGACGCCTGACTCTGTTGCAGGAATTGCAGCAGGTAGCACTCTAGGTTTACAACAAGGTTTACTCGCAGCAGCGGGTCAACCAGCCCTCACGGTCTTGGCCGTGGGGTACACTACTTCTGGAAAGGTACAAGGAGTATCATTAGGGGCAGGTAACACAGTATTTGTTTATGCTAGTGGTGCTGATTTCTTATCTGATACTCCTTTATACGGGCCAGAATTTATGAATAGAGGTGAACCTATTTGCTTCACTGGTGTTCCAGTGGGAGCTATTATCACCTCAACGCAAGGGTTCTATGGTTTTGCCGAACAGGTTGATGCCGCAGATGAAAGTCCTATGCCTCTATTATCTTATGGATTATCATTCAAAGAAACTTTCATGTACTGCTTCCGAAATGGACAGACTTATAACCCTAACAACTCAGCTACTAACCAAGGTTGGATTCATGTTGTTAATGGGCCAATCGCATCAACTTTAAAACTCACAAATGGGGCAGGAGTAACTATCCAAGGTCAAGAGAATATTGAATTAGAACCTTGGGCGTATCATAGATTACATACCAGCGGTAACCAAGAATACATTATCAGTGCAACAAATCCAGTGATGGCCTGTCACTCAGCCCAAATGGATTATAACCCAATCGGAAGATTCTATGATAGCCGTCTCGTTATGCCTTTATCCAATGACTTAATCTCTTGGCCTAGAAACGGGGATTTCTCTACACCTTACAACAATGTTGTCACTAATTATTATGTTAGGGATGGAGCAGAAGGGACATTCACCACGTCGGCTGGTTCTCCTACAGATATGAATAGCACAGGAGCAACTGATACAGATTATGAACCTAATGGTGCAACGAGGACTTTGACGACAGGATTAGGCTGCTGGTATTCAGGTGCTGACTCTGCTGGTCTTGAAGCTTCTCCAGCTATGCCTGTTTCTGCAATGTCTCAGGTAGTAGCTCAACCACTATTTATTGCTGACACTGGAGATGGGGGTGATTCAGGTGTGGCTATTGCTTCCCCCTATGTTGGTGAAGCCAAGATTTGGGAATACAATACCACAACGGGTTTACTAGATTTAGCTTACACCGTTCCCCTACAGAGAAGTGGTGTAACTGTTACCACTCCAGAAGACCAATACCACCCAACTGCTGGTTTGGTTGCTAACGAAACATCTAGTGGTTCTATTACTTTAAATGGAGCATTATTAGCGGGTATCGTTACAGCAGATGTTCCTATTACTGTAGTTGTACAAAATGGTACACCTACTTACATTCCGACTATTCGTTCACAGAATGGTACAACCACGACAGCCATCGTTACACAAGATGATGAAACTCTAACCCTCGGTTGGACACCTGCTCACTTGAAAGCAGAAATCACAACTGGTACTGATGGTTTACTATATAAGAGAAAAATTGCCCCTACGGGTATTGAAACATGGGAGCTTGCATAATGGCGCAAATTGCATTCGAAATTCAGGATAGTGTAGCAATGGCTTTAGCTATGGCACGGGGATGGACACCTACTATTGAGGACACTACCCAAGAAATGGTAGGAGACAGTTACCCAATTATTCCTAACCCTATCACGTTTCAACAACACGCATCAGGAGTAGCTGCGGCCTTTATGAGCGAGTATGTTTTGTTGGAAGGACGAAAACAAGTAGCGACTGAATTTAATAGTATTCATAACAATATTGAACACCAATTAAACTCTGGTGCATTTGACGCTCTAATCCTCGCTGGTAATATTCAAGGAATCAAGGACGCAGTGAAAGCGTCCCTATGACGAAGATAATTCTTGCAATGAAATAAGGCTTGAAGTATTAAAAACAACATAAGTAGGTAACTCTAGTGAAACGAATTAACATTACAGACAGAATGCTACAATCCATGCAGCGTGGATTTGATGACCCTGAACTCAAGGCAGAGAATTTCTATGTCTTTGAAACTGTTGCTGTAACCACTAGACCTTTGAATAAAAGAGGAACTATTTTTGACCGTGCCACTATCCTAGAATCAGTTCTACAGGAAATGGCCACACAACTTAACGCAGAAGGAGGCTTCGTACCTCTTATTCTACAACACGATATTGGTGGAGACCAAGTAACACCATCTGGTAAAGTCTTTGAGGGAGCCGTATATCCTACGGAAGATGGTCTTAATCACGAGCTTAGAGTTCTATTCGCCATGCCCAATCCTGAGACTGATGGTAATACAGTCCGAGCGCAGCACACAAGAGATATTGACAATGGACTGATTTCAGAAGTCAGCATTGGTGCAGCTTTCAAACAACTACTTTCATCTGCAAATCCACAGTTCGACTGGTTCGGAGAAGATGCAGATATTATGAATTTTTATGAGCGTACAGATGACGAAGGGAACAGCATTGATGCTGGAGAGACCCACGGTATCGCTAAAGGTTTACGTTCATGGACAGAATTGAGCCTCGTTGTTCGCGGGGCTTCAAACGGAGCTACAATTAGTAGCTCTAGCAAGCAGAAGCTATCTAAGACTTACGAGGATAGTGGTATGTTCAGGAAACTAGCAGCAAATGCTGAATTTGACATTGCTGACCTAGTAACTTTCTCTTCGACGGAAAAAGCGTCGAAGGAAACTACACCCAAAGGAGACTTTGATATGGACGCTAAATTGATTCTATCACAACTAGCCGACAAAGGTGCAGAAGTAGGACAACTTACAGCGAAACTCGACGCATCCGATGCTAAGGTTACTGAACTAACTGCTTCCAACACCGAATTAACTGCATCAGTGGCAACACTGACAGCCGATAAGACTACCCTTGAAACTGAGGTAACTGACCTTAAAGCCAAACTTGAAGACGCTCCTGCGGATTCCAAAGCTGAGCTAAAGATTGTTACTGACTTCATGGACACTCAACTCGCTGCCGCAGTGACAGCATCTGGTAAGAAAGATGTTGATACAGCAAACATGACTGCAACCCAAAAGGTTGATTTCATTAAGGAGACTGGCGTAGCCCTACACCAGTTACACGCTTCTGAAAGCGGTGCAGCAGGTACTACACCAGCAGCCTCTGAATCAGAGCAAGCAAAAAAGATGGCTTTCTTGAAAGCTAATCGTGGAGACAAATAATGGCTTTGAATCTAAGTTTAAACGCTCTATACGCTGAAGAATTTACTTACGCTTTTTTCCTTGAGTCTTCTGTAACAGAAGCCGACCTTGGAAAGGCAGTAACTATTGATACTTCCGCAGCAATGACTATGAAGTTGACAGGTGATAACGAGGTTATCATGGGTCGTCTTGATACGTTTGAGGACAGAGGCGATTTTAAAATCGGTACTGTTACTCTTAAAGGAGGTTTCTCATTCCCATTCACAGGTACAGCACCTGCGTTAGGTGAGGGACTTGTGGGTAGTGCTACAGCAGGGGTTACTAAATCCTCTGGAGCAGCAGCCGCAGCAGGACAACCGATTGTGTTTAAGGTACTAACCGACACAGTTGAAGTTGTATTAGGTTAAGGAGATAATAGAATGAGATATTCAATTTTAGACCTATTGGCAAAGCGTAGCGATGCAAAAACTATCCTTGGTAAACTAGGCGACGGTGAATCACCAGATGCCTCTGCCAGTGCTGGTCGTGCAATCCTTCACCAATGCCAGAAATACGGGGTTTCTGTTCGTGATTACCTCGACCTAACTATCGAGCCAGTGGGCGACCACAGCGGTTACGAAGTTGCGTTGATGGAACTCAACATGCCTGTGCGTGATGATTTCTCAAACGGCATGGTTCTCCAAGCCGCTGCGGAAACATTCCAAACACGGCCTGGGACTAAAATCCTATTTAAGGAAGTTATTGACGACATTATCCAATGGAAAGTGCGTCTTGACAACATCGAATCAGCTTCTAATCTGATTGCCAACTCTCGCACTATTGATGCGGACGAGATGACAGTTCGGGTTGAATTGGACGACGGTGATGCAGAGAATCGTGGTACACGCTATGTGCCAGAAGGTTCTAAAATCCCTGTACGCTCAATCAAAGCTGGTGAAAGCAAGGTTCAAATCTTCAAGCATGGTTCTGCTATCCGCACAACTTATGAGTTCGAGCGTAATGTTCGCCTTGACGTACTGACGCCTTTCCTAGCGCGTATTGCCCGTGAGCTAGAAATCTCAAAAGCTGAACAAGCTGTTGACGTTCTTGTAAATGGTGATGGAAATAACAACGCCGCTCCTGTTGTAACACAGTCTACAATTTCTGGAGTAACTGGAGCACCTGCTAACACTGCGGGTCAAATCCAATGGCATCGTTTCTTCCGTTGGCTGATGGATAGAGCAGCAGCAGGTATTCCTGTTGACACAGTAGTTATGAACTACGACGCTTTCTTCCAGTGGACTATGTTGTTCGGTAATAACGACGACAAGACTACATCAGCAGCAGAGCAACTAGGTCGCGCTGGCATCCAAGTTAACCGTAACCCGATTTTCGACCAGCCAATCACACCTGTACTTTCTGGTTTCGCACCAGCAGGTAAGCTAGTTGGTTTCTCTCGTGCAGAGACTCTTGAAGAACTAAAACGCGCAAATAGTAATATTGAGGAAGAGGAGCGTAATATCCTTAACCAAACTATCACTATGACGAAGACTGAGAACACAGGTTACCGCCTAGTATTCTCTGACACTCGCAGCGTGTACGACTACGCTAACTAAGTTAGCCTACATCGTTAAAATTGAACCCCACCCATTGACAACAGTGGGTGGGGTTATTATTAAGAAACAGTCTAAACAGGGAGAATCCTATGACTAAGAAAACACCTAAAACAATGCTTGTTAAAGCACCCGATGGTTTTGGTTACCACCTAAATCGTCAAGTACCACAAATCTATGTATCAGGACGACCACATGTCGTTCAGAACGATAGCCAAGTGCAGATTGCCTCTAGCCGTAACTCACTAATTATCTTGGGCGAAACTAAGATGACTGATGAAGAGTTCCTAGAAGCTTATAAGAAGGATGCAAAGGCCGCAATCGCTGCCGCTGTCCTTGATAATGAAAAAGCTGACCCTGCTGCTGCACAAGCCGCTGCTAAGTCTGCATCAGCATCTAAGAAGAAAGCTGCTGAAACAAAGAAAGCCGAAGCTGAAAGAATCAAAGCAGAAGCTGCAAAACAAAAAGAAGCTGACGAAGCCCATGCTAAGGCACAGGCAGAAGCTGCTAAAGCCCAAGAGGGTAACGACTAATGTACATTACAGTATCTGACACAGCAAATATTCCAGTAGAGTTTAAAGGCTCACAAGGGCAACTTGTTGTGCCAGATACTGGTACTTTCACTTATGGAGTAACTCAACTGGATGGTACAGTTACACTGGCCACGCAAACTCCAACACTAGGTGCTGCTGATACCGAAACGGTTATCACCCTAGCAACACCAACCACAGGCGCAGAGGGAACATTCGTACTCAAGTACCAGTATGATGTTAATTCTACCACATATACTAACCGAATTACTATTATGGTAGTAGCTGCGCCTAAATACATCATCACTGAAAATGATGTTAGAAATTCTGTCGGTGCTACCGACCTAGTATTACCTGATGAAATGATTGACCTTCACCAGACATACTTGACTGTTAAGAACAGTACAGACCTTGGTACTACAGATTTAGATGCTGCCCTCGTTGGCGGGGGTTACACTGCACAGTTAGCTAACCAAGCTATTAGATATGCTGCTGCCTGTTCTGCGTTAGAGATTATGTCTCTGACCCTTATCAAAACTCACACAGAGGATAATATTTCTGTGACCCACTTCGAGGCTGATATGAATGCTTTGAAAGATAAAATGAGGGGAAAATACTATGAAGCTGTTGGGGCATTAAACCCCGCTCTTGATGCTGAATTAAGAAGCGTTACAGCGCTATTCCTAGTAGTCAACCCTGACCCTGATGTATTCACTGGAGAGAGCGCAACGTAATGAGTAGCCTACATAGGATTGTTAAAGAGAATATGTATAAATTGAAGACAACCCTTGGTTCGTCTTTCTACGGGCAGTTGACTGATATTCCCGTAACTACTCGTGTGTCTAATTTCAATTCACCTAGACGATTGTTCCGTGTTCTACCTGACAGCATCTTACAGGTAGGAGATACCTTCGAAGACCCTAATGGGCGTATCTTCTTGGTTGCAGACCACGGTGACCAGTTCCTCAAAGGGAAACACTTATACACGCACTACAAGCTATTTGGTATGACCGACATAGCTGCAATCGGCAGAGAAGGTGTTAAGACTCGCGACCCTGTTTCTAAACAACTGGTTGAGGGTCAACCTGTGTGGACACAAGGTATCTGGATTGCATTCGAGATTCGCTCGTCTGGCAGTGACAATCTAGGACAAACCGTCAAGAGACAGCAAATCATCACAGGCTATCCTATTGTCGAGGGCGATTTAATTCAGGTTATGAATAACCCTAAAAAGGCTGTGGTAGAGAGAGTAGACCAGCAGCTAGGAGTCTACATTGGCCAAATCGAATACGAATAAACTATCTGCTACCATTGACCAGATTATCAGTGGAGGTATGGCAGGGTCTATGAAGCAGGTGCGTAAGAACGCTAAGCAAGACCACTACAGAGTTCAAAATTCAGTATCACAGTTCTTCGACTTGTTTGCAGCTATGGCTTTAGATACTGCTGCGGCTCCACCTCTAGGAATCTACACACCTAAGTATGCTGCTCTTTCAGCCAGCTATGCTTCCAAGAAGCCTAGCGGTGCTGGATTCTTTAAGAACACAGGGGCTTTGCAGGATGATGTAAGGAACCTATCCAGCCAAACAACCAACCTATTGGGTAAATCTAGCTTCTATATTGAGCAAAGCTCTAGGGGAGCCAAGAAGGGCTTCACACAGGTTGGCACAGCAGCACGAAACATTAAGACGGGTAAGTTCGCATCAGGGGCAACAGGTTTAAAGAACTTTCAGGTTAAGGTCGTACATGAACCCTTCTCTAAGGTTGATGCTAACTTCAAACCTAAGAAGCTTGAGAGGGATATTTTCAATGGTGCTCACCAAGATATTTATGCCAAGTTGACAAACCAGCAGAGCAAGGGTAAAAGAAATCCTTACAGACCTGCGTTCTATTCGTTTATGCGCTGGTGGTTAAACAAACATTTACCAGAGGTTATTAAATGACAGACGACCTATACCTAAGCCTAAAAGCTTCAATTTCTAATTGGATTTATGATATTGCTCAGCAGCTTCCAGCGCCTGTTGAAATCTTTGACTTCGACTCGACTGCCGACGAAGAGAACATCGAGCAGGAAGACTTCCTTGGCCCACTTGAGTTTTATGTGTCTGCACGAGATACTATGGGAGAGGTAGGTTTTAAAGTTGCTGCTTGTACACATAGTGACCCACAGATTCAGAGGCTTAATGATTTGGTCAATCAGGTGGTAGAGAACTGCGCTGGTAAAACTGTAACCATTCCAATCCTACATCACCAGTCTGGTCACCCTCTTGGCTTTATGGCTTCGGATGGAGGTTTTATGGCTTCCCCAGTTGTAAGGCTTAATAAGACTAGACCGTTTCAGACAGTCAGCCTAATCTTCAACCTGACGCTTACGTTCTAATCTAATTAGAGCGGCCTCAATTTGGTCACTCTGTACATTAAGCTTCTCTCTCAATAGTTTATTAACATAACGGCTGAATGGCACATCTAGGACTGTTGCTTGGAGACGTAATGTTTCTTCAACATCAGCATCAAGTGTTAAACTTACTCGTGTTTTCATAATTCCCTCAAAAGTATGTAAAAGTAATACTTTATCTAATACCCAATATCAAGTAATACTACAATCAACATAATTATGGAGACCCCCTTATGGCCGCAAAAGATTTAGGTACTGCAAAAACTACCAATTTCATGCTATCAACAGCAGAAGTGCGAATCGGTGCAGTTGGCGAACTTTTCAATCTGACAAGTGACGACAGCATCGGTCTCGTTAAGAACGTCGCTATCACAGGCGAAATGGAAACAACTGACCTTGGACAAGGAATCCAGAATCGCTCTGTGTTCTCAGTTATCACGTCCGCTACACTAAACGTCGCTACAGAAGTTTATGAGTACACAGCTAAGAACTTGGCCTACGGTCTAGGACTATCCGCTGGTGCACTAACTGCTAATGTCGAAACAGAGACAACAGCAGCCGTAACAGGTGATGGTTCCGTTGTAGTAATCCCAGTAACATCCGAAACAGGTTTTGCTGCTGATGACTACATCCTCGTAGCAACTAACAAAGGTATTATGGCAAACCGTGTTGCTTCTACAGCCGCCGCTGAACTTACAGTTACACACGCAGTCCCAACTGGTGTTGTACTTGCTTCTGGTGCTTCTGTAGTACGCGCTACCGCTCTTGACCTTGGTGACCCTGCCGACATTTACTACTCTTGCGCCGTTATCGGTAAGCTTGCAGATGGTGGAGACGTTGTCTTCTACTTCCCTAAAGTAAAAATCGTTCGTGGTTTCAATGTTCAGTTCGGAACATCAGATTATGGTAACATGCCTTTCGAGATTCAACCTTACTCATTGGTTGACGCAGACGCAGACTTCGCGGAGTTCGGATGCGCTCAAGGACGCCTTATCGTCTAAGAATAGTCAAAGCCCTCCCTCAAAATATGGCTTGATTAACTTGATGCCTTGGAGTAATTTCCAAGGCATCAATCTTTTATGAGGGAAGAACAAATATGACTGACTTTAAAGCACCGAGCGATACGCTCAAAGTAGGAGAAAGAGAAATCTTTATGAGCTATGCAAGGCTTCTAAGAATCATCTCTATTTTTCCAGAGGGACTGACTGGACTAACAACGTCCCACGCAGACCCAGCTATTCTAGCGACTATCACACAAATTCTATTATCCGACAAAGGCGTTGAGCCAGAGGATTATCCTGATGTTGAATCTTTCGAGCTTTCAATGGCAGAAGGTGAAGCTATTGGAGAGTGGGGTTTAGCACATGCCTTTGGTTTTTTCGCGAGGAAAGTGGAATCGACACTAAAAGCGGCAAAAGCAACGGGCGAAATCATTCAAAAAACAACAACGGAGACGGAGGAACTGACGAACTCAATGTTATCCTCGAATGGTACAGCACCTTAAACCATCAGAAACAACTCTGTTGGGTATTTGACAAACGGCCCTCCCAAATAAATGGCTTTATTTGGGAGATTACATGGGAAGATGTAAAGATTAGCACAGACCTCAAACTAGGAGAGGCTTGTGCTACGACAGGAGAGGTTAAGAAGTCTCTCATTGGTATTGTGGATAACACGCTATCGGCGTTGTTTGGTAAGAAAGGGAAGGCTTCTAGCACTTCTGGAGATACCGAAACTGTTCATACTGCCGCAGACTTCCGTAGAGCCTTTGACGAAATGGGCATGTAATGATTGACGACACACAGATTGAGTATTTAGTAAAGTTCTTCGACGGAGGGTCTCTCAAGAAATTGAAGACCCAACTCGCTAATGCTGAAAAAGCTGTTGCCAGATTTGAGCAAAGAGCGAAAGATGCTAATGGTGAAGTCGTTAAGCTGATGAACCTGCAAGCCCTTGCTGACAAGCAGGGCTTCTCTTCCAATGTTAAATTAGACCGAGCAGGTAACTCTCTCATTGCTGGCGGCGGGGCCGAAGCTGAACGTAAAGCAGCGATTAACCGTGGTATTATCGCCAAGAGAAATGTTCAAGAAGCTGAACGTATTCTCAAGTTAAGTAAGGATGCTCGTCTTCGCTTAGCAAGCCACCATACAGAATTAGAAAAGCAACAGGCTATTGCTCTAACAACTCTAACACGTCAGGAGTTTGCTAACAGAGAAGTTCTGACCTTAAAGCAAGCCCAAGTTAAATTAGAAGCTGCTAAGTTACGTGCTGGTGAAGCTGCTAGACAGTTCGCTGGTAACACTGATGGTAGAAGTTCTAATCGCCTATCCACAAACCTTGCAAATAGTCAGCTTGATGTAGCTGCTGCTGAAAAGCAAGTAGCTGCTATGAAGCAGGTTGAGTCTGCTTCTAAGCGTGTAGCCGCACAACAGGTAAAAATTAACAGCGCCCTAGACCGAGCTAATATTCTCCGCAAAGATGGAAACATTGTTGGGGCCAAACGTGAAATTCAGAATGCTCGTATCGCTAAGTCTAAGCAGTTCCAGATTAACCAAGAGAGACTAACCAATGCTCAACTGAAAGAACAAGTTAGACTTAATGAAAGTATCGCTCGTGCCAAGGCTCGTGCAGCAAGCTCTGTTGACCCACTGGCCTCATTAAACAATCGTCTAAAGGATGGTGGTGCTGGACTTTTGAAAATTCAGGCGCAGTTGCTTGCTAACTATGCGGCTATGGGTCTTGCTTTCCGTGCACTTTCATTCGCAGGTAAATTCGTTGTTGACCTAGATAGAGAATTTGCACAACTACAAGCCATTACCGCTACTACAGATGAATCTATGGGTAAGCTTGAAAAAACCATCGTTGAGGTTTCAGAAGGTGTTAAGTTTACCGCGCTTGAAGTTGCGGAAGCTGCCACTATTATGGGTCAGGCAGGTTTCTCTGTTGAACAAATCACAGGGTCTATTCAGAACATTACTCTATTGGCTACTGCTGTTGGTACAGACCTAAAGACTGCTGTTGACCTTGTTACTTCAACAATCTCTGTCTTCAACCTTCGAGCAGAAGAAGCTGGCAACATCGCTAACGTATTCACAACTGCGGTTAACAACTCTAAGCTTAACCTAGAGAAACTAACACTAGGACTACAGTATGCTGGTAACATCGCTAATGAGCAGAACATCACATTCTCTGAATTAACAGCCACGTTGGGCGCTATGGCCAACTCTGGTATTCGTTCAGGGTCAACACTTGGTACAGGTCTTCGCCAGATTCTTACTGCTCTTGCTGCACCATCAGAAAAGTTAAACTCTCGCCTGACAGAATTAGGTCTATCTACTGATGATGTAAACGTAAAATTATATGGTCTAACTGGAGTTCTTAAAAATCTACAGGATGCAGGTTTCACAACATCTGATGCTCTACAAGTTCTCGAAGTCCGAGCAGGTGCTGCTTACGCCGCCCTTACAAACAATGCCTCCACTATTGAAGAACTTCGTCAGAAGTTCTTACTATCCTCTGCCGCCGCAGAAGCTAACGCTGTGCAGATGGAAGCCCTAGCTAACAAAGGTCTACAGCTACAATCTATCTTCGGTACTTTCGCTGCCAAGGCTCTAGGCCCACTTGTAGACGCTCTTAAATTTGGTGCTGATATTCTAGGACTCTTCTTACGAGGCTTGAATAACCTTGGGCCAGTAGTTCCTATCGTTACCACTGCCTTAGTTGCTTACACAGCCGCTGTAATCGCTAACCGTGCTGCTCTGTTGGCACGTAATCTCGTAGGTAAAGCATCTATCGCTGGATTACTAGGAGAGGCTGCGGCGACTCGTGCAGCAGGACTAGGTTACAAAGGCTTACTCGTAGCTATGGGGCCAGTCGGTGGGGGTATCGCAGCTATCACAGCGGTTATTGGCTTGGCTAAAATAGGTATTGATTTCTTCTCAGAGAGCGTCGATGAACTAAAAGCATCTGTTGATGAAAGCTCAGGTAAGCTTGAAACTTACACCGCTAACATCAGGTCAATCGACAAAGAGATTGAAATTCTTACCCAACGTCACTTTGAAGCTGGGGAGAGTATGCAAGAGGTGAATAACATCGCCCTTGAGTTACAATTAAAGTTTGGAGACCTTGGGGGTTCATTTGATTTCACTAATGGTAAAATTCAAGACCTAGTTCCAGAGTTAGAGCGTCTTCGTGATGTTATGTTAGACGTGCGTAACGTAGAACTTAACACCAGCATTGATGAATCTACAAGACTACTTGAAGGACAATCCAAACAGGCTCGTAAGAAACTAGCTGGTGTCCTTCCGAAGGATGCTTATGGAGGTTTTCGCAGGTCTTCTACCTTATCACCATTTGGTTTCGACAGCGATATTGTTGGACAAGCAAGACAATTTGATAATGGTAAGCTCAATGATACTGGAATCCTAGAACTATACAGAGCAGTGACTAAAATTCAGGCTGATAACAACAGACTAACCCTAGCTATGCAAAATGGGGTGTTGTCTCCAAAGGATGAAGCTCTGCTAAATGAACGAATTGAAGAGGGTAGAAACTCTAACTTCGGTTTCCGTTTCCAAGATAACACAACTCGTGAAGAAGATATTGCTGATGCTCAAGCTGTTATCAATGCTCAAAATAGATACTTGCAAGAGTTCACCAGTAAGTTCCTACCTGTTGTTCAAACCACACAATCTATTGCAGGGCAAAAACGTGAGGTAACCCAAAATACCTTTAACAGTAGTGATGAAGCTTCTGCTTCTCGGTCTATTTTGATTTCATTAGACCAACAACTTGCTAAGGCCAAGAGTGATAGAAGTAACTTCACTAACAAAGACCTTCCACTTCCAGAAGGTTCACAAACAGTAGAGCAAGTCGTAGAGGCCATTAGGAAAGCTGTGGATGCTGATACCGCTAAGTTCAAAGCAACTGGCCAAGAGCGTGAGTTTGCAGCATCTGGCCTATCCCAAACAGGTGCAGCTTTATTATCTCGCGCAGAAGCTGCGGTTAAAATGACTGACCAACAGTTAAGGGAATTTGATGCTGGATTCAAGCTACAGCAAGCTAACCGCCAGCGTGAGATTGATTTAATCCGCAGGTCTCTTGATGTTAAAGATTCAGAAAATGTAATTGCTCAAGGTAGAGCAGCTATCCTAGAAAGGCTTGCAGAGAAACAAGAAGCTGCACTTGCCCAAGAGACTGCTCGTTTAGATAGGGAAGGAAAGCACGGCAAAGAAAGAGAGATTGCAGAAGCAACCTTCGCTACTTCCCTACGCCTAGAAAGAGAAAAGGTTATTGCTGCTCTGGATAAGTTGAGCCTTGAGAAGGAAATCAGAACTCGCAAGATTTCCTATGAGTCTCTTGAGATTCAACTTGAGAAAGAAATTGCTCTTGAGCGTAAGAGAGTTACTAAGAGAAGCTCACTAAATGAAATCGAGGCAGCTAAACAACGTGCTCTACAGCTACAGTCTGATAAAGAACTAGCGGCTCGTGAGGACTTACGTTTCCGTTTGGCAGGTGATACCGAATTACTAGACCTAGAAATGACGAAGCTTAATGCCACTCTCAAAGCTGAACGAGAAGAGGTTGCCCTATCATTCGATGGTATGCACACAGAGATTAGAGAGAAACAAGTTCCTCAGATTCGTAACGCTCTGAAAGAGTTAACGGACTCATTCGATGTGGCAACCAAGGCTTTTGATGATAAGATTGAAGCTCTACAGAACCCCGTGGCTGACCTACAAGCCGCTCGTGATGCAACAGATGCCGCCAGTAATAAAGGTAAGTTCAGTCAGGTTCATAAAGATAATCTTGATAGGGAAATTCAGAATGCACAAGTAAAAGCTATGCGTACTGAACTGGACTTATTGAAGACAGAGAACCTCGCTAGACTAACTGCTGACCAAGCGGCTCTTGAGGCTTCTAAAGCTGACATTGATGCTAAGCTACGCAGAGCAGAAGAAATCCTTGCTAACACTGGTGGAAACTATAGCCCTGATGAAATGAAGCAAGCTAGTAGAGAAATCAATCAGTTGAAAGCCCAAGGTCTTGAAATTGATGGTGAAATTACTGCTAAAGCAGATGAAATTATTGAATCTCAAAAGCGCATCAGAGATTTGCAGAGAGAGATTGGTGCTGTTACTGGAGAAGCTGCTCCTGATATGTATAACTGGACAGAAGCACTGAACGAAGGGCTTCAAGCCTACATTGATAAGTTAGAGGAAGCCTCTCTATCATCAGACAACTTTGCCGATAAGGTTGTAGAGGTAGGAGATGTTGCTACTGACTCTCTAGGGGATGCGTTCTTTGATATTGCGACTGGAGCTAAATCTGTAGGTGAGGCTTTTGGAGATATGGCAGAGTCTATCCTGAAAGCTATCTTGAAAATCCTTGCAGAGCAGGTTGCTATCTTCGCCATCAAACAACTGTTCGCAGCCTTTGGTTTCAGCCCTCAAACATTCTCTGGTGGTGGAGCTATTAAAGGTTTCTCTGGTGGGGGACGAATCCCTAACCTTGGAGTGACTGGCAGAGACCATGTTCCTATTATGGCAGAGGCTGGTGAATTTATGATGCGTAAATCAGCAGTGGACAGCATTGGTAAGGATAAGTTATACGCAATGAATGCACTAGGTAGTGCCGCTCTGAAACCCGATACGGTACAGAGTATGGTCTTACCAGACGGTAAGAGCCAAGAGGTAAATGTTTACGTTATGGCTCCAGAGGAAAAACCACAGCTTGGCCCTGATGATATTCTACATGTTATCGGACAGGATATTGCTACTGGTGGACAAACTAAGAAGCTAATTAAACACGCGATGAACTAATGGAAACTTTTAACTTTCCCTTCCACGGGAACCCGTCAATGACAACAGAGGATAACAGTTCTAGTATTGAATTGAAGGGAGGCTTCCGCTTCTCTAATGAACCTTCTGAACCTATTCTCAGACTATTCAGCCTGACGTTTCCTGCTATGGTTTACAAGAGCTTACCTAATGGTGACCCTGATGCTCTAGGCACTATTGACGCAAACAATAACATCATGGCCCTTTGGGAATTTTACAAGACACATGGAACATGGAAAAGCTTTATCTACCCTCACCCTGTGTTTGGCAACGTGATTGTTAGATTCGATACACCCTTTACAATTCCACAAGTAACAGGTAATCGCGGTCTGGTATCTAACGTAGAAGTTAAATTCAGGGAGCATCCATCATAATGGCAGACATTCCAGCTAGTCATAAGGAAGATAGTTTAAAGCTTAATCCCCAAGAGTTTATTGAACTCTTTGATATTACATTGGTGAATGGTAGTAAAATTCGTGCTCATTCAGGTAGAGAGTATCAATGGCATCCAACAAATGTTAATACTCCTTGGACATTTGATGACGCTTTTATCAAGGTGTCAGGTTTCAAACGTAATTCTGGTGAGCAGAGAATTAGACCTACCCTAACGATTGGTAACCCCCTTGATGTATTCCACGTTCCTGTTGCAGAAGGTCACTTAGAAGGAGCAACAGTAGTTAGGTATAAGATTAAGCCTGATAACTTAGCAGCAGACCCTCCCGCTTATGAAAAGAATGTATGGTACATTGCTCAAATCACAGGACTTGGTGAACTTATCACGGCACAACTTCGTAGCCGTTCTGACAGGCAGGAGGGTGTTATCCCTTCTAGGCAATTCTTGAAGCCTGAGTTCTCTTCGGCGTCAATCTAATGTTTGAAGGTAAGTACAATCACCTTCTTGGTGAGGACTTCTCCTATGAAAAGGGTGAGGACTGTCTCACAACTCTTAGCAAATATTTTGATACGATGGAAGATATTGAAGTCAAAGCTGATTATGCTCGTTACGAAGGTTGGGAAAGGGATGGACTTAACCTATTCGCAGAGAACTTCCGTAAGGAAGGATTTGAAATCCTAGACTTCCCACGAGGCGACCCTTGGGGTAACCACATGCAAACGTCTGACGTTCTACTAATGTCAATCCACGGCTTCGGTGACAGACCAGCCACGGGTGTAGCCAACCATTGTGCTGTATGGCTAGAGCCACGTATGATGCTTCATAGAATGTATGGTAGGAAGTCTGAAATTATCCCATTCAGATTTAAGAACTCTACCACCCATATTTTGCGCCATAAGGATATTCCCTCACGTAAGAAAGAAGTTGATAAAGTAGACTTTTTCGATATATTATCACCTCGTAAGAGGGAGTTGCTAGAGAATGCTCAAAGAGCTATTGAATAACTATGCCGATGAAGGTAATGAACGTCTTGGATTTGTACTCGAAGATGGAACTGTCGTTGAAACTTTCAACAACCATGACGACCCTGAGTTTGGAGCCATGTATCGTTCTGCTGACTTATTTGCATATGCTTACGACCCTGACCGTTTGGTCAATGCTGTAGCCACATGGCACACACATCCCTCTGCAACGAATAACCTTAGTGGTGATGATTATGTGGCGTTTACTAACCACCCACATCTTAAACACTACATCGTAGGAAATAATGGCGTAGCCCAATACTATGTCACAGAAGACGGAGTTGTTAAACGTGGTTAAAGTTCACCTACATGGCATCCTTGATGTTCTAGGTAAACCTGTGGAATTGTCAGTTTCAACAGCAAGAGAAGCTACGACTGCAATTATGTCCCACTTGCGTCGCACACATTCTGACCTATTCAAAGAAACTTTATTCTTCCAAATCGCTGGGTTTGATAATCCAGATGCTCTCGACATGCCTCTTGAGGTTGACGAGCTACACTTCATGCCAGCGTTCACAGCGGGTAAGAAGGTGGGTATCTTCCAAATTATTGTTGGTGCTGTTCTCGTTGTTGGAGGTATGTTCCTTGGTATTCCTCCACAGCTTTCTATGGCTCTTATCTCCGCAGGTATTGGTATGATTGCTGGAGGTATCATTCAACTACTAACGCCTGTTCCTAAGTTAGACACAACCCCTGAACAAACCAATCCAGAAGCCTCTAAATATATTTCTGGCACAGGTAACACAACCAAGATTGGTACACGTATTCCATTGACGTGGGGTACTTTCCCTGTCTACGGTCACTTCCTTTCTATCAATATCCAATCTCGTGATATTGCATCTGGCCCATACTCTGGAACTAGCGTTCCGACTTATAGCCCTAACTATCGTTATGGTTACGCAGCGGGGAACTCAATCAATGCTTTCTAAATACATGTATTCAGTTTCTACTCTACCATTCGCCAAAGGCCCAAAGCAGCCTCCTGAACCTACTCGCGTTTCAGACAACCTTCGTTCAGAAGATACTGTAGAGGTTCTCCTTGGTCTAGGTGAAGGGCCGTGGTCTAAACTACATGATGGAATGAAGTCTTTCTACATCGCCAACACACCTCTTATGGCCTCTGATGGAACCCTAAACTTCCCTGACGCGCAGCTTATCTTTCACAAAGGTACACAGATGCCAGACCCTATCAAGTTCTTACTTGGTGGCTCAGCCTCTGGACATTCTGTAGGTGTTAACCTCGCACAGAATGCTCCTGTAACACGTACAACCACTTCTGGTGATATTGATGCTATTGATGTTCGTATTCGTATCGACCAGCTTATGCGTAACACGACTGATGGTGACCAGTTGAATGAGGACTTACTATTCAGAATCGAGGTTAAACCCACCTCTTCTGGCACATGGCAGACATTACCTTCCAACACTGGTTGGTTACAGTCATACACACATCCTGACCCTGTGGATTCTGGCTCAGGTATTTTTGGGACACTTCGCTCACGTATCGAAGAACTAAGAATTGAACAAGGTTTCACACAGTTCCAAGCAGAAGCGCAAGCATGGGCAGAGTACCAAGATAATGCTGATGGGCCTATTGATACTTCACTAGGTGTAACAGCTTACTCTGACAATGTTAGAGTTTATGGTCGTACACAGTCTCCAGTAATGAAGGAGATTAGGATTCCAGTTGCGAGATTAGCGACTGACACTTACGACATTCGGGTCACTAAAATCTCTGCTGAATCCACTAGCACGTCTATTCGCGAATTGACTTGGGACACCTTTGAACAAATCACAATCGAAGAGAAGTCATACCCTAACACAGCAATGGCTCAGCTTATTGTCAAAGCCTCTGACCAGTTGTCTAACATCCCTCAAATGTATGGTATTTATGACACAGCAGAAGTTCTCGTTCCTACTATCTTTGACCCTGTAACTCGCAGCTATGATTTCACAGGTGGCCCTTGGGATGGAACATTTAAGAAGGTTTTCACAGATGACCTTGCTTGGATTATCTATGACCTCGTGCACAACGATGTTCACGGTATCGCTGCATACCACACAATCAACTTCTCTCGTTATGAAGCCCTAGAAGCGTCTCTATACTGGAACGCCTGTGACGAAGTTACTGGTGCGTATGTTGGTGTCCCACGTCCTAATGGTGGAACACGTCCTCGTGTAACTTTCAATGGTTCTATCACGACGCCTCGTAATTCTATGGAACTACTAACCTACATGGCTGGTGCTGGTAACGCTGTCTTCTATGAGGATGTAGAAGGTAACTTCCGTCTGCGTGTGGAAAGAAATACTACTGCCACTCACACTTTCAACAATATGGATATTGAAAACGGACGTTTCCAGTATTCATTCTCTGATATTAACACTCGATACAACGACATTACAGTTGTCTACCGCAACAAACTTCTACCTGCTTACCAAGAAGATAGACGACGTGTCTTTGACCAAGCTGATATTGACCTTCATGGCCGTAAGCCTCTTACATTCGTGGCAGTCGGCTGTGTGGATACTGATGAAGCTATCAACAGAGCCTATCATAAGCTGGTAACGTCCCTTACAGAAACTCGCAACGTGGCTTTCACCACGACACGACTTGGTGCTTACGTTGAGCCTCACGATATTATCCTGATTGCCGATGAAGCTATGGATGAAGGTCATTCACGTCGCTGCATGGATATTTCATCAGACCGAAGAACTCTAACATATAATGAGCCTCTTGTTTTAGAAAGTGGGGTGACTGACTATAAAGTTAGAATCCAGACTAAAGACGGTATTTGGGAAACCAATGTTATTTGGGGTAGCGTTGCTACCACACCAACAACTGTTAGATTAGAAGATGCTCTACCTACAGACCTTGGGCTTGACCCTAACTTCTCATTCTCCGTAGCTTCTGCGACGGAAGGTGATTTAAGACCTTACCGTGTTATTGGTATTGAAGAAGGTGATGATGCTAATGAGAAGATTAAGATTACCGCTCTGGAAGTAAACCGTTCCAAATACGCACTGGTAGATAATTTTGACGGAACGGTTTTTGATGTTTCAGATGAACCAGATATTTCTAGTCCAGATAGTACGGCTGTTCTTGAATTAACAGCCAATGTTTTAGAGAGAGTCACTTCTGATGGTAAGGTTAATGACATTAACTTGACTTGGGAACCCCCTAGCACAGCTATTGCTGGTGGTAAATATTCTGTTAAATACACTTTCAATGATGGTCAATCTCGTGAAATCTTTAGAGGTTCAGCACAACAATTCAGCATGGCTGCTGTAGACGCAGGTACACATTTATTCGCGGTCAACGCGCTTAATGTAGATGGTTCTGAATCTCCTCAAATTGTTAGAACACGAGTAACTACAGTCGCCCCATTCTACGGCCTACCCTCAATCACAGGAGTCACTATTCAGAATAAAAAAGATTCAGACACAACCTATATTGGGCGTAATGTTTCTTTAGAGTGGTCTGTTGATACTACAGAGAAGTGGGAAGGTTGGGCTTCTGATAAGCCCCATCCAGATTTCGCATGGTTTGAAGTTGATGTTGTTAACCCTTCTAATGGCTCTATTGTTCACACCTATCAGGTTAATGATTGGAGTCAGAAGAAATTAGAAATACCTTATTCTGAATTTTCTACTTATGGATTAACAACAGTGAGAGATTTCTCAGTTGTAGTTAGTGTATCAGATGCTCAAGGTAATGAAGGTTCTACATTTACACGTAATATCAATAAACCTGCGTTAACATTACAGAATGTAGCTTTTGCACAAGTACACCCTTTAGACACACGCGCTAAGATGAAATTCGATGAACCTGCTGACTCAGATTATGTAGGTGTAAATGTTTGGATTTCTACAACTGCTTCTGCACACACAACAGGGACATTAGCTTGGAACTCTAACGGTAATCCTGTGCTAGATTTTGCAGATGGTACTAACCATATTTCATACCAAGTTATTGATGTTTTTGGGGTAGCCTCTTCACCTATCACTGAGACGACTTATGATGCTAGTATTACTGACCCTCAGTCTTTAATAGATAATATAGAAGCTGATGTTGCTGCTAATACTCAAGATGTTGGTAACCTAACCACCATTTATGGTTCTACAGCTTCTGCTGCACAGAGTGCTGCAAATGCTTTAATAGCTCAAAGTGCTGCTGAGCTTGCTAGTAATAATGCACAAACAGCGCAAACTCTATCAGAAAATGCTGCTGCCGCTTCTGAAACATCAAGGCTTGCCTCTGAAACAGCCGCTGGTAATTCGAGTTCAAGTGAAACGGCTGCTGCACTTTCAGAAACCAATTCTGCTGGAAGTGCCTCTTCTGCGGCTACCTCAGCAACAAACGCTGCTGGTAGTGAAAATGCTGCTGGGTTAAGTGCTACTGCTGCTTCTATTTCAGCGGGAAGTGCAGCTACCTCTGCTAACGAATCTTCAACATCTGCTACTGCTGCGGCGTCGAGCGCTCTACTAGCAGAGGTAGCGAGTAAAGAAAGTATCCTTCTGTTTGACGACCCTCTAATGCAGTACCCTGTTGAGCGTTGGGGTGTTGGGCCTTTAAGTTTCAACCTTGAAACTTTGACTAATTATCAAGAAGTAACAAGAGTAACAGGTGTTTCAGATAGTATAGGTGGTGCAGTGTTATCTGCTAATGGGGGAGCTTTAGTTTTAGCGTTGAGGGCCATAGAAATAGATACTTCTAAAACCTATAAATTATCAGGTAGGGTTAGACAAGTAACCACTGATGGTTCTGCAAAAGCATTCCTCGGCTTTCAAGCATTAGATGAGAACTTCACTAATATAGGGTCAGTGTATGGAACTTTAGCTTATCCTTTATGGAGTAATGAAACATTACCTTCAACTTGGCAGGATAGAGAAGCAGAGATTTCTGGGGAAGGCTCAGGACTTCTTAATTTCCCAACAGGAACTAAATATATAAGATTAGGAGGTTACATAAATAATAATGTAGCTTCCTCGACTGGAATAGTTCAGATTGATAAATACTCTATAGAGGACATCACAGAGAGTAAAAATGCTGCTATATCAGCCGCAGCTTCTATTACAGCCGCAGCTTCTGCTTCTGCCTCAGAAACAGCCGCTGGTCAATCAGCTATAGCTGCTCAGTTGGCTGAAACAAATGCAGGTACTTCTGCTTCTAATGCTTCTGTATCTGAAGGTAACGCTGCCCTATCCGAGACTAATGCCTCTGGCTCTGCTGCTGCTGCTGCTGCATCTCAGGTCTTATCCGCACAGATAAACTCTAGGGTGATAGAATTAACCCCTGACCCTTACATGACAAACTGTTTGGATAATTGGGTTAGAACTCATTCTTGGAATACAGTGGATAGTAATGGTTCCCTATCAACCAACGAGTACCCTGTTCTTAGGAGACCTACCGTAACTGGTTCTTTAGGTGGGGCCGTAATGGAACTAGTTGGCGAGAATAGTGGCGTTAATAATCGCACTGCTTTCCATAAATCTGCTATACCTGTGGATACTTCAAGAACTTATAGAATGACATTCAGAGGTATGCAAAATACCTCTGGAGGAGGTAGACAATGTTATATTGGTCTACAGTGTCTGGATGAGAACTATCAAAATATAGCAGGTTTTGGGGGTACTTTCCACTATGTCATAGCCAACAATGAAGTATGGCCTGATAACTTTACTGAAAGAAGTGTAGAATTAACGGGTGAAGTTAATAGATTACTGCCTAAAGCTAATAGAGGTTTTCCTATAGGGACTAAATACGTTAGACCTATGATTTTGGTTAATTACCCTACAGGGATAGGTTCCTTCCTTGTAGACTATGTTGATATAAAAGACATAACAGAAGAAGCCAGAGCCAGAGGTGTTGAGGGTGGTTTAAATAATTTGGTATCAGGTGGGATGTTTGAGGGTGACCCTCAATGGGTTATCAATGAGACATATTCTGCTGGAAACCACTTTGACTACGCTGATGAAGTTGGAGAGGGCCGTATCTTACAACTCTTCGACAGTATAACTACAGGTAACAGAGGTGTAGGAAGTCCTGCGTTTAAGCTAACTCCTCTGAATAGAATAAAGGTAGGTGTCAGAGCCAAATCAAACGTATCAGGAGTTGATGGTTTTTACTTAGTCCTATCTATGAAAGGGTCTCACGGTAAATATTTAGGTGTAGCCAATGCGGTTGCCCACCCTGATACTGTTCAGAGAGATTTAGTGCATTATTTCATGAGGGGAGAAAATGATACTTTAACCAGCTCTTATCAAGATTATGAATTTGAATATACTGTCCCCGCTGGAATGGAATGGGCCAGTATCTCCGCAGTTAACTGGTCACAGGCTGTAAGCGATATTAGCGTATCAAGAATGTGGGTCTATGATATAGAAGAAAGCTATCAGTCGCAGTTATCTGCTTCTGCCTCTGCGACCAGTGCTGGTAGTGCGGCTGTTAGTGAAACTAATGCTGGTTCCTTTGCTTCTGCTTCACAAGTTTCAGCAACAAACGCTGCTGCATCTGAAGCTAGTGCTTCGACGAGTGCTTCCCAATCATCAGTATCCGCTGGTCAGGCTGCTTCTTCTGCCACAACAGCGTCCAACCAAGCTACAGCAGCCGCTGGTTATGCTTCATCAGCTTCGTCTAGTGCAGCCTCTGCTAACTCTAGTGCTGTAAGTGCTACTAATATAAAAAATATTACAGCCAAAATAGCACACGGATTGTTAAATGATAATGCTTCTTTCTCTGATTACTCAGGGGGTATCCCACCCGCATGGTTCAACTGGTCTAGCGGCAATGGTACTAGAGTTGACGGAGACGTATCAGAGAATGCTTTCCAGCTACAGGGTACAGCAAATTTCGCAGGAGGTATAAGAAATCCTGTAACCAATATTACACCTAGCTGGTATGTGATGGAAGCTGATGTTGTATTAGTGTCTGGAACCTTTGAAGGAGCAGGTGTAGTTACAGAGCTTAGACAGGCAAATGGTACTTTCATAAATAATGCTCATAGAATGAGTTTTACTTCAGACCCAGATGCTAGTGGTAACGTAGTAGGGAATGGGGTAGTGGGTAAGAGATATAGGTTTGCTAAATTATTTGATGCAACGTACAATTTGGTTGGCCAGCTTCAACCCTTTGCTATGTCACATTGGACAGGATTTGGCGATTCTCTAGCTTCTAATAATGTGATTAGGTTTAACCTAGTTGGTGTTAGACATGCTACGCTTATGGAGATAGACGCTGGTAGGGTCGTTAATATAGAAGCCTCTGTAACTACAAACTCCACAGCTATTGCTTCAAACACTGGTAGGTTGCAAGCCCACTGGTCTGTAGAAACTGCTGTCACAGGCGCAGAAGCTTTCATCGTTGCCCGTGCTGACCAGACTGTTGGTGGTGCTGCTTACTCCACTGTTGGTATTGGAGCAGATTTATTTGCAGTTTATAATCAAGTAGGGTCTGCATGGATTACAGCCCTCAGAGTTTCTGGCGGCGATGTTCGTATCGCTGGTAACTTAGAAGCTGGTGCAGGTATCTACCTTGGCACAGGTTCAGGACGTTGGCCCGTGGCTCTCCAGCAGCGTGTCTATAACGAAACTGATGGAACAGTCATCACCTTTGGTACTAACGTAGACATTGGGGATTATGATGTGGATTTCTCTCCTATTGGGTTGGATGAACTTGCCTCTGGCGAGGCATATAGATTAAGAGCTATCAACAAGACAGGTACAGGATTTACCGCAGAACTTAAAATTACAACTACAGGTGCAACTGTGGCTGTGACAGCTTCTACTAATGCTTCTTCACCTAGTGGGCCAGAACAAATGGTGGCTAAAGCCGACACGGAAGCTGCTTATAATGATGTTTACACATTCTATATTTCTGGAGATATTGATGTATTTGGCTTCGATGAAGAGGGCTTCGGGGGAGGGGGTGGCCCTGTCGAGTATTGGGGACAAATCCAAGTTGAGACATGGTTCCACGATGGCACATCTTGGGTTCAAGGGCCAACTAAGACTCTTACTCATTATCAGTTAGGTATCAATCCTAATCATGGAGATGGTAACCAAAACTATACATTCAGTAACAAACCCTTCACAGTTACCTATACTGGTGGCATCAGAACCAGTGCTACTTTAGGAACCTTTGGGGCAACTGAGACAGGTTCAGGAGCCTTGACAAACCTTAATAAAGTGACTTACACTAAACAAGGTTCATCAGGAACTCGCTCAGCTACACCTAATGGGGAGCTTTGCAAAATCACTGTTAAACCAGAGAACCAGAGTACAGCGTAATGAAAAAACTTATTGAATGTAAAGCCTGTTCACGCCCACGTCCTAAACATGCTCTAGGGCCAGATGACTGTGATAAGTGCCGAGTAGAGAATGTTCGTAATGCTAAGAGACCTCGTAGATATAAAAACAAAGGTTCAGCAGAAGATATTAAGGCTAAAGGTAAGAAATTATTGGCTGAATCTGACTACAGGCTGAATAAATACGCTATCGAGGAACCTGACCAGAAGAAACTTAGGCAGTGGAAACGCTGGCGTAAGAAGGTAAGGAATAAGATAAGAACTTGCAAAGATGGGGACAGTATGGTATTCCCTAAGACTCCAAAATAGAGGAATTTAATTATGGACACAACACCATTTGAAACCCAAGAAGATGCACTAGAGGGACGTATTCGTTCTATGGGCTACTTTGTTGGTCTAGTTCAACAACTGGCAGGAAATTTAGGACAAGTAAGGGCAACTGTTGCAGAAATGGAAGCCGCTGGGTTTCCTAAAGAATACTCAATCCTAGACCCTGTTAAGCAGCTTGAGGTATCAGCCACTCTACAAGTAGAACCTAAAATCGCTGCTTTCCTTGGAGCTTATCAAGAACTACTAGCCGCAGCTACTGCACCAGAGGGGGAACCTTCTCAGGCCGAAGCTCCAGAGTAATGTTATTGATGTTCTACGAAGCCCTAACTATCGGACTTCTGCTACTCGCAGGACTCTCAGGGGTCGTAGCACTTAGGTCTCTTAGAGACCCTGAGACCAGTTATAGGTTCAGAAACCTATTCCGAAGGGATTTACCTGTATATAGAAATCCCGACATTGGTAGATTCCTAATGTACTTTGCTTTAATCTCTTCTACCTTCGGTTCTTTCCTTGCTGCATATCTGCGGGTTGTATGGCTTGGTGATGTAGGTTGGGGAGAAAACACTAATGGTTGGGAGCACTGGTGGTTGACTAGCCACTGTATTGACGGTATTACATTTACATGTTTACACGCAATAGTTTATTTCAGACAGAAGAGGGTTTATAGTGGCTAGTAAAGAAGACTACACCGATAAGGCGCTAGAGATGTTTTCCAGTGTTGGGGAGTATTTCTTTATCTCATTGCTCTTGGGCCTATCCGTTACCCTGCTTGTTGAAAGCTGGAGAAAGAATTTAACATACCTTATTGCTGCCGTTGTGTTTGGCACGTTGTTAGGTTATGGTATTATGAACGTAGAGCAATGGTCTTCCTTTGCTGTTCTGGCTACCATTGTAGGGACTGTAACTGGCCCTGCCACAGTTGCTGCATTCCAAAAGAAGAGTCTTCTTGATGTGGCAGAGGATTTAAAAGACACAGCAACAGGCGTTATGAACAGGAGAAACCATTCAAGTTATCCTCGCTACCCAACCAGTACCCCAAGTAGAAGAACATCAGACCCTAGACGCCTCCCAACCCAAGGAGACCCTTATGACTAAGGTTATCAAATGGTTGTATAGAGACAACCAAACAAGAAATTCAGGAACAGCTTGGGAACTGTGGGATGGACACATCACCGCAGACCACGTATTTAAGGGAGCTAGACATAGTGTTCCTCATTTTGCTGCTCCACCTGTGCAACGTATCGCTGGCTTCATTGATGCTTGTATGTTTGGTTGCAAACTTCCACTACAACGTCCACGAGACCCTATTGAAGGTGAAGAATGTACAGTTTCAGGTTATCCTGCTGGCTGTGGTACACTAGAGCATCGTTACGCTAAGGTTCTATTCAAACGTCCAGAGCATGAAGATGCTAGAGGACATGAATACGCTACAACAGGTTGGATTGGACAGATTGACCAGCCTCGTGTGCCTTTCGCTCCCGACTCAACATTATTTGATGCTGTCTACGGCGGCATGTCAGGTGGCCTTGTATCTGCGCGTGATGGTACACCCCTTGGTGTTCTAGTTACACAGAACGGCCTAGCTGACTTAGATGGTGATGGAGTAAGCGACGACTCATTCGACTTTGTGGCTCTGTCACAAATTTGGGAGGCTTTCACTAATGCCGATTTGGTTGCTTAAATTTATCCCGACAAAGTTCCTGCGTAAATACTGGAAACCTATTGTTGCACTAGCACTACTACTAACATACTCACTCGCACTCAATACTTGTGCTGTGAATCGTACAGATTCCAAATGGGAACTGCGAGAGGCCGAGAGAGTGAAAGTGGAACAGCAAGAAGAAATTAAGGCGTCCAGAGAGGCCGCAGAATTAAAAGCAGCGCAGGATAGTGCAGCTAAAGAAGCTGAGAGAAAGCTTAAATTGGAGAAGGAACAAGCAGAAGCTCGTGCCGCACAAGCGAGAGCAGAGGCTTCTGAACAGAGGAGATTGAACGATGAATCAACGAAAAAACTTGAGCAGATTCAGGCTTCAAGCAGTGTTCCTGCTCAGCCTATTCCTGATAGCGGGGTGCGCGACACCCTCGGTGACTTACAAGACAAAGTACGTTCCCGTAGACCTCGTTAGAGCGGTCTGTGGTGATGCAAAGATTGAAGACAGCTTTAAAGAGCCTGTCGAATTGGCTTCGTCAAAATTACCTGATGTGCAAACTGATGACGATGTTGAGGTCTTGGCTAAAACAGCGCTTGATGATGTGCTATCCCTAGATACTGCCCATCAAGACTTAGCTGGTGAAGCTGACAAACTTGAGGTAAGATGTGCGGAAGAGAAAGAAGCTGCGGAAGCAGAAAGACAATCAACCTTGGAGTCTATTGATGAACTCAACAAATCTTAACCCTGAATTTAACGAGAGGTTAGAACACCTCGTGGACGCCTGTGAGCAACGAGGCGTTATTATGAAACCTTACTCTCTATACAGAAACCCTGTTGAACAGGGCAAGTTGTGGCGTCAGTCACGAGCAGGTTGGGTTGTACGTGAGAAGATTAAGTTCTTGAGAGATAGAGGTGCTTACTTCTTAGCAGACTGCCTAGATAAAGCAGGGCCAGCACATGGGCCTCATGTCACTAATGCTTATGGTGGATTGTCATGGCATAATTGGGGAGAGGCTTCTGACTGTTATTGGGAGATTGATGGACGTGCTGTGTGGGACACAGATTATTTGGGTGACCAGAACGGTTATAAGATTTACGCTGAATTAGCGGGTCGCTCTGGCTTAACATCAATGGGTCAGCTTTATGGTTGGGACTGGGTTCATGTTCAGTTAAGACCAGAATCCAGCCCCTCTAAAGTTTATGGACTACTAGAGGTCAATGACCACCTAGAAGACTTTTCCGAAGGTCAGAATAACCTCCAACTTCCTCTCCATTTCGATGTATAATCGGGATGGAGCTACGACCACTGGTGGTATAGAGACGTGCTTTTGCGTCGTCACTTAGCTCAATGAACTGAAACTTTAGCCCTGCATTAGTTAGCAGTCCCTTAGCCTTCTCACAGAAGATACAATCAGGCTGACCATACACAACGTACATATCAGGCTTTGTATAAGCGTCTTCCCATGACCCCGTAAGGGACGATTTAGCGTATTCTGTGGTTCTAGTCTCGAAAAAGTTCCCGTACTCGGCCCCGTTAAGAAGTTCTTCTAACCAAGGAAGTGGGTTTTCAGATACCTCAAAGTTAGCTTTCAACCCTAGACCAAGTAGCCTACGGTCAGCGATGTATCTAATGTACTGCTTAACTTCCTCTTTGGTAAGACCATCCACTGGCCCCATTTCATAAACAGTGTCAATGAAGTTGTCCTCTAGCTTAACCATATCTCGACAAGCCTGATAGATTTCATTCTTGAGTTCGTCACCCCATAGGTGTCTATTCTCTTCAATGTATGTACGGAACACCTTAGTCATTCCTTCACAGTGCAAACTCTCGTCTCGGATAGACCACGTAACAATCTGGCCCATACCCTTCATCTTATTTTGACGAGGGAAATTCATCAAAATAGCAAACGAAGCGAACAGGCTCATACCTTCTGTGAACCCTGAAAAGACTGCAAGGGTTTTAGCAATGTCTTTTGGACTATCTGACTCAACAGCATGTAGGTAATCGTACTTCTCACGCATTGCTTGATTGTCTAGGAAAGCAGAATACTCTGTCTCTGGCATACCAAGTGTGTCGATAAGGTGAGAGTAGGCGTCTATGTGTACCGTTTCGATGTTAGAGAATGCCGAGAGCATCATCTGCACCTCTGGTGGCCCAAACATCTGCGCGTAACGCTTCATGTAACAGTTGTTGACCTCAACATCAGCTTGAGTGAAGAAGCGGAAAATCTGCGTAAGCAAATTCTTCTCGGCATCATTCAGGTTCTTCTGCCAGTCCTTCACGTCCTCTGCCATAGGTACTTCATCTGGTAACCAGTGGCTCTGTTGTTGTTGTTTCCAGTAGTCATAAGCCCAAGGGTATTCAAAGGGCTTAAAAGCTACTCGTGGTTTAGTCAAACTCATTATTGTTAAACTCCGTAATGATTGGCTCTGCATAGGCCATATAGTGTTCTTCTCTTTCTGGACGTATCTCAATGAGACGCTGCAAGCGTTCAATGTCTGCTTTACGCACCAGCTTCCTTGCTCCTGCCGACTTTCTCCAGTCTAGCTCTGCTTGCATCAGTGGCCAGATATTGTAACCATCGTTGATAATATTGAGCATATGGTCGTCACTCATTTCGGACAGCTTCACACGCTTCAAGGGTTGGTCACCATCAGGGCCACGAGTACCCCATGTGAATACGTCTCTGACGACAGCATGGCCGTGCCATAAGAAAACGCTTGTGTCCTCTGCGTCCATAGGGCCAACCCGTCTTAGGTAAGCTGTCCCACCATCTACAGAGTATGTGTTGCCGTTGGCGTCCTCGTGGGACACGAAGTCGTGTCTGTGTGTTGATACAATCTCTGTACCGTCTGGTGTTCTCATAGAGTTCCTGATTATAGTATCATCTGGCAATCCCTGCTCTACTCTCTTCTGGTCAGCATCAAACTGTGCCAACATCTGTTTTACTTGGTCTTCGTGGTTCACGACAAATCCTCCTTGTCTCTTATTCCTAACTCAACAGGAAATCTTGGTGCTCCATTATTTCCTACGCCTTGGAACTGAAATTTCACCAATTTACCAAGGTATTCATCCTTGTTTTTCCACCTTAGCTCACGACTAGCGAGGTCACCTGTGGCTGTAACATTAAATTGAACCCCCTTCCATTCAACAATGTACGTTGCAAGTAGTCCTGTGGGTTCAAGTCCATCTTGGGCAGAGCTTCTAAAGGTTCTACCAAGTTCATTTGTTTGGGCTTCGTTTGTGTTGTGCATACGTTCTGTAAACCCAATGATAAGTCCTTCATCATCTTCAAAATCCTTCATCTTCATTACCTGACCCTCTGTGACTGTGGCTCGGCCACACTTATAGAAGGTTGATAGGTCTCTTGTGATTGTTCCGTCCAATGCAGGGTCAGCAGCATACTCGCTGTGAATCTCCATTAGTTCATCCATAGTCTCTACCAAGGTGTAAGGGACAATTTGAATACGTGGGTCGTTAATCATGTCGATGTGGTCACCCAACAGATTGTGTCTCTCCAAATAATTCATCCCCTCCATAGGCATATCAAAGACATGATAGATAAAGTCACCTTGACGGTCAGACTTTCTTACGAAGCCCGATGTGTTGGCAAAGGTTCCATCAACTTGAATCTCACCATCTAGGGGTAAGTGGAAGTTTTCTAGGATTTGTTGTAGCTGACCTATAAGCCATAAATTGGTGATAGGTTTCATAGAGCGGGATAGGAACTGACCATCTTTGTAGATTAGTCTCTCACCATCCCATTTCTTTTGTACGGCGCATGGAACTTGAAGTTTCTCAAGGTCTACATTTCTGGCCAGCATGGGTTTAAAGTTCTGCATAATTCTTGTCTCCTTTCATTGGGTCTGAATAGCTGGTTTTACCACAGCCTGTGCAGCGAAAGTTGTGTCTAGGTGGAAAACTGAATCTCACACCATCTGCTACAACCTTAGAGCCACACTCTTCGCAGGGTGTGGCTTCTCTAATTGTTTTCATAGAGTCATTATACCTACTGGCAGGACTCGCAGTCTTCTTCTTGGATGATTTGTCTTTCAATCTTTCCTCCGATATTCTCTGCTCGTCTAATAGCTTTAGACCGACAGTAATACATACTCTTTATACCCATACGCCAAGCTGTCAAGTGTAAAGTGTTCACATAGCCTTTATTTGCATCAGGATTGATGAAAACATTCAGACTCTGGCTCTGATTAACATGTGGAGCACGAGCAGCAGCTAGGAAGATTACCTGCATCTGGTCAATCTCAAAGGCAGTTTTAAAACAATCCCGTTCCTCTGGTGTTAAGAAACTAAGACCTCTTACCGAACCATTGTCCTGTAGAATCTCACTCCAAATCTCCTGCTCATTCTTACCGTGACGTTGTAGCACAGCTTCAAGGTACTTATTCTTGACTGTGAAAGAGCCTGATAGGGTCTTATGAGTATAGATGTTAGAAGGGATAAGGTCTGTCCCTGCTGTTGCACCCCCACAAATGATTGAGATACTGGCCGTGGGAGCAATACTGGAAGTGTTAGTGAACCTAAGCGGTGGCCCATCCATATTAGCATTCTCCCAATCAGGGCATGGCCCTTTCATAGCACCAATACTAATGTTGGCTCGTCTGTTCCACTCTGCAAAACTATCGAAGAACTTCTCATTGAAGTCGTGGCTCTCTGGAGAACCAAAGGCCCAACCCTTGGACATGAAGTAACCATGTAGGCCCATAACACCTAGTCCAACAGACCTTTCCATCATGGCAGAGTAGATTGCTTTAGCATGTGTGCTTGGAGCATTGTCGATAAAACTCTGCAACACATTGTCTAGGAACAATAGAACGTCTTCCACTAACACTTCGAAATGGTCTTCCCATTGGTCGAAGGTTTCGATGTTCAATGAGGATAAGCAGCATACGGCTGTTCTTTCTGTCGAGGTGTGTAGAGTAATCTCAACACATAGGTTTGACGTTGTACACAAAAGGTTCTGCTTGAGTGCATGGGGCGCTAGAGCTTTGTTAACAGTATCAATCCATAGAATATAAGGCTCACCTGTGGCCATTCTTAATTCAAGAATCTTGTGCCATAGTGTAGGCGCGTGGATTGTACTGACTACTTCCTTAGTGTGAGGGGAGATTAAGTCGTAGTCAGAGTCGTTCTCAACGGCTCTCATAAACTTATCATCCACCACAATACCATGATGTAGATTAAGACACCTGCGGTCAGGGTCACCACCTGTTGGCTTCCTAATCTCTACAAACTCCTGAATTTCAGGGTGGTGCACGTCGATGTAGGCAGCAGCAGACCCTCTGCGTAAAGACCCTTGGCTAATAGCAAGGGTCTGACTATCCATAACTTTTAGGAAAGGAACGATGCCTGATGTTTTACCAACACGACCTACAGTCTCACCAATAGAGCGCACGTTACCCCAATAGGTTCCGATACCACCACCTGCTGATGCCAACCAGAGGTTCTCTGTTTGTGTACTGGAAATATCAGTTAAGCTATCACCTACCTCGTTGAGGAAACAAGAGATAGGCATACCTCTTGTGGTTCCACCATTGGATAGAACAGGCGTAGCTGGCATGAACCAGTGCTTAGACATGTAGTCGTACATTCGCTGCCCATGAGCATCATCTTCTTGGTAGGCTGTCGCGACTCTTTTGAAAAGTTCTTGCGGGGTTTCCTCTGCTAATAGGTATCTGTCTATTAGGGTTTCTCTGCCAAAGGCAGTAAGTAATTCATCCCGCTTGGGACTAATCTCAATCGTCATTTATTTCTCCAGTCTATTGAGTTCTCGCTCTAGGAAAGCCACACGGCTTTCTAGCTCTATTATTCTTTCTTTATGATTTACTAATATGTCGAAAGCGAACCTTTCGAACCTAGATAGCCACTGCATCTTTTAATCCCTCATGCTTGCCAAGTCAAGACAACTTCGATTGTCTTGGCTCCATTGTCACGTTTAGCGTACTTCCAGAAGTCTTGTCGCAGACCTGTTAGTGTGCGGAACTTGCTCTCTGGAATGAGTCTGTCTTGCTTGAGGCTGTTGTAACCATTAAGCTCTGGATGCTCGTTACGGAGCATGTGCTGTCTGTTGTAGCAGTAGGAAGCAATGGCCTCAATTCTATTACGCTTTAAGCTGTGGACGTATTTGTAATTCCAATCGTCAACCACAGTGTATTCTATGTCTTGATATGTTTGCATTTTTATTCTCCGTTGTTAGCTGGCACAGGCCGTAGGAATCGAACCCACGTCTAGGGTTTTGGAGACCCTCGTTCTACCATTGAACTAGACCTGCATTGTATCATACATAGAGCATTAAGCCGTTTAATGCTCTATGTATAGGACATTATCCTTTGATATTTAGAACCTGCTTGATGCGATGTTCCACTACCACTAAGTCTTCCTGCGATTTCATCACAGCGTCGAAGTCTTTGTAGGCCGCAGGTGATTCATCAATCACGTCCTTGTCTGTTCTGCACTCGACTCCCGCAACAGCAGCCTTGTGGTCTTCTAAGGTAATCATCTTCTTGGCTTCTGTTCGAGACATAACACGACCAGAGCCATGCGAGCATGAACAGAAACTATCAGCATTACCTAATCCTCTTACGATAGCTGACCCTGTTGCCATTGAGCTAGGGATAATACCTAACTCACCTTCCCTCGCACGAATAGCACCTTTACGGGTAACAATTACGTTAGCCCCGAAGTGGTTCTCGCGTGAGATATAGTTATGGTGACAGTTAACAGCCTCTTTGCTAATCTGAAAAGCAGGTAGCTTCTCACGCATAGTGCGTAGGACAATATCCATCATAGCATTTCGGTTCTCGGCAGCATACTCTTGCGCCCACTCAACAGCTTCAACGTAGTCGTTAAAGTTCTCTGTTCCCTCAACCAGATAGGACAAGTCCTTGTCTGGTAGATTGATGAAGTGCCGACGCATATCCTCTTTGGCTTTCTCAATGAAGTAGCGGCCAATCATGTTACCAATCCCGCGAGAACCAGAGTGAAGCATTACCCACACCATATCGTCTTCGTCCAGACAGATTTCGATGAAGTGATTGCCACCACCCAAAGTTCCCATCTGATTATGAGCATGGTTGCGCTCAAGGATTGGATGCTTCTGAATAAGCAAGTCTAAACGGTCTTGCAGAGGACGGAAGCGTGTCACAGTTGACTGTGGTGCTACCTTCCAACGACCTTTAGCGTAGCGCCCTTGCACTGACTGGAAGCCAAGTGGGATTGCGCGTTGCAAACGTAAGCGTAACTCTCTTAAATTGTCAGGCAGTTGGTCAGCACGTAACGTGGTTCTCAAGGCCATCATTCCGCAGCCAAGGTCAACACCCACAGCCGCAGGGATTACAGCACCTTTTGTAGCAATCACAGAACCAACAGTGGCTCCGATACCAAGGTGGGCATCAGGCATTGCTGCTACGTGGCTATGAATGAAAGGCATCTGTGCTACCTTATGTAGCTGCTCTATTGTGTTTTCAGCGAATGGCACATACTTGTCCCACATTTTAACGCCTTGTGAATATCTATAATTACGTTCAGTCATTTTTCTTCTCTTTTCTCTGGCGCAGACGACAGGACTCGAACCTGTATTTTCAATTCCAATTACGATTAACGGCTTCGTAGACCGACTCGATTACGTCTGCATATTCTTAGTGTGGGTATAAGTGTTAGTGGGACATTAAGTCAAGCGCCAATTTACAATTTTATCAAAATTCAACACCGCTAGGGTTGTGTCACCCTCTGATTGATGCCTTTGTAGAGCATCATATCCCCCACGCCTTGCTGTGTCATAGCATCCTGCTCTGTAGTCTGTATTGTCTCGCATCATTGCGTAGACCTTATGAGACATATTCAGAATCTTAGCATCCTCTAGCTCAAATTGGTAAGCGTTCTTACCATATAGGTGTAGAGGCGTTGAGTTTGCAAACAACACAGGTATGACAGGAACATCATTCGTAGGACGAGGTAGATGTAACTGGTGAGGCCAGTCCCAAATTCTGTCTGTGCAGTGGTAGAATTTCATATATTCTCATACCATAACTGTTGTTTACAATCAATGGCGGCTCATGCGGGATTCGAACCCGCGTTTCAGCATCGACAGTGCCGCGTCCTAACCCCTAGACGAATGAGCCAATCTGGTGCATTGTTGAGGACTCGAACCTCGCCCTAGTTAAAGGAGGGGATTTACAATCCCCTTGGTAAATCCGATTACCTTTAACAATACATATCTTGGAGCGGCTAACGGGACTCGAACCCATACATTCTGCTTGGAAGGCAGAGGACTAAACCAGTTAGCATAGCCGCTTGTTTATTTTGTGTTTACATATATGTAAACATTTTATCTGTTTTGTTTACATATATGTAAACACTTGGTACTGCATACGGGCATCGAACCCGTTTCTCCAGATTGAAAGTCTG